GGAGAGTCCTCAAATCCTACATTCAATATATTTCCAATCTCTTCACAAAAATAAAATCTTTCCTTTTTTCTTTCAAATCTATCCACTACCCCTAGTGAATAGCAGCGTTCTCCTGAATAAATAGGGGTGTTCAGAATAGAACAAATTCTTAGTCTTTTTGTAATTTCCCAGGAATAGGACAAAACAACTCTTTGAGTTTTTTCAAATTCGGTCATTTTTTCTTCAAAAATCCTCCTGCCTCAAGTATTGTGGGTACTCCTACCATAGCAAAAGCTACAATATCCGACTGATCAAGTTTTCCTTCCTGGATTGCTTCTACTAGTAATTCTCCCCATATGAATTGTTCATTTGGAGCCCTCTGGATGGCCTTTTTAGCTATTATTCCTCCAAGTTCCTTTATTGATTTGTTTGAGTTGAAATAAACCAGATCTTCTTCTCTGTTTAGAAATTTTGGAGCGTTTTTAATGGCTTCTGGATCTATTTCAAATATAAATCTAATTTTGCTCATAATTTATCACTTTGGAATATCTGTATAATCCACAAGGGCCCCCGTCTCTAATTTCAGAAGTATCGTGAGAGCACAAAATTCATCCCAGGAAATAAAAGATTTTCCGGCTATCCATTTTCTTATCGTACGTGGATCTCTTCGCAGAAGTTGGGCTGCATGTACTTGGGTAGATTCTGTCTCTTTCAATAATTTTTTAAGGTCAGTTGGATGCACCTTTTTTCGTTTTTCTTTCATAATTCTCTTTTCCTTGTTTTACAGTTCTAATTATGTCTTATAGGATCCATAGTTGGATGCGGAATTTCAATATGGTAACCCCATCTTTAGTGGGCACCAACTAGGAATCACCCCTTTTTCTAATGTTCTTGGGGCAAATATCTTTTGGGCTATCTCCTTTGTTTTAACATCATTAAAGTCACATACCCCAGGAACTTCCGCATTTTTAGGATGATGTGGATGTTGACATATTGGGATAGCCCCTCCAGGTGTAAAGGCCCCAGAATGATCTCTATGCCTACAGTCTAAACAGGAATTAATTCTTACACTTATATTCACCAATCTTCTCCTTTACTTTGATAGCCTTGGATATAAATGGAGATTCAATAGAATCCCCCTCACAAATTCTCATTTTATGGATAAGTTCAGTGACTTTTTGAAGGGCTACCATAGTACTTTCCACTTGAAATAATCTTATTTTAGCTCTTCCGTGACCATAGTCAAAATAAACATCTACTATCATATACTCTCCAAAATGTTATTGTTGCTATTAACACAATTGCAAACCTTCAATAATAGGATATTCTTTTCTCCACCAAATTTTTATCTCTTCAAAAATACGTTTGGTGTATTCAGTGGACCAATTAAATCGTTTTGAAATTTCCCCCATACTCCCGGCTCTTCCCCTTCCATGCTGGTGTTCTGGTTTGTAGAGTTGTCCAGAAGCAATAACTTTTATGGTGGTAAAAGCATCCGGGCTGATTTTTCCTTTTGCTTTTTCAACAGGGGAATAATTGGAAAAATAAGTAAAGGGAATTTTATCAAAATCTGTTTCTCCAGAGTCATAAAATATTCTAGAAGCAGATTCAGAATAGGCTAGTCTATTTAGATCATGAAGTCTGGCATACAAAAAGGTGGTGAATGATGCTTTTCTATTGTCATATTTCTCCAGAGTTTCACAAAATATGAGATAGGCCTGAGATTTTACCTCATCAAAATCTAGTTTGTATTTTTTAGCATAAAAGGCAGCTTGACTATTCAACATAGGCTCATATTGTTTAACATTTATCATTTTTTTTACCCCTTCCCCTTATGTTGTGAATTTCTCTCTTCATTCAAAAAAACTCCTTTTGCTCCCCGAAGATCTGCTCCCCGAAGATCAGCCTTATAAAGATTAACTCCATAAAGATCAACATTGTTTTTGACTGCATCCTCCAGACATGCCTTATCTGATTCAAAATCTCCAGAGTAGAGAATTCTTCCGCTTATGTTACAAATTTTTATCATTATTGCAAACCTCCTCTTATGACCTTTCGGCATTTGTTCCTGGTTCTGGAATATATGTTCCAACATCTTTTGCGTCATCATTTAGCATGTCCCAACGGTAAACCACCCACCCACCAGGCACTCTTGTAAAATAAACATCACCGCAACCTAATCCATTGCCAATTTCCAAATCAAATAATTCCTCAGAAGTCATATAGGCTCCTTTTTTTGCGCTTTAGATTCAATTCTTTTCTTTTCTCCGTCATTCAATAAATTTACCACATCCTCCAGGATTAAATTTTCTTCTGTTTTGTTGTCGTAAAAATATTGACCGAATTTACCGAAAATAAGGTCGTATCGGTTATCCATTTATTCCCCCTTGCTCACAAAATTATCGATAGCGCCGCGCAGGTTTTTACCAAAACGAAGGTTCTTAAACTCATCAGATATTCTGTTCATTAAAAATATCCCTCCGGAGTCAATTGTCATTATCGATATACCATCATGCGTCGATTCCTGCAAAAGCGATTCTAATTTATCAAGTCGTTCTGTATCCGTCACGATTCCTCCTCTGCTAGTTTTATTGACAGCTAATTTTAAAATTCGCTCTCCCTGTGCCAGCCTTTGATGTATTCGGCCATCAGCTCGTGTAGCTCGGTAGATCCCTCCTTGGAAAGCTCCATGATACGTTTTGCGTGAGCAAGAATTTGTTTGCAGATTCGTTCGTCTGCTTTGAACTGACTTCCGCAACAAAGAGGCAAAACTGAAAAATCAATATTTGCTCCCTGAAGAAGTGCTCCCTGAAGGTCTGCTCTTTGAAGATTTGAATTCTGAAGATTTGCTCTTTGAAGATCTGCTTCCTGAAGATTTGAATCCCGAAAATTCGAATCCCGAAGATCTGCATCCTGTAGAAGTGCTCCTTGAAGATAAGCTTCTTGAAGATAAGCTCTATAGAAATCTACATTCTGAAGACTTGCATTTTGAAGATGTGCGTTCTGAAGCTTTGCTCTTTGAAGGTTTGCATTTTGAAGATTTGCATTCTTAAGATAAGCTCTTTGAAGATCTGCATCCTGTAGGTTTGCTTCTCGAAGATCTGCATCCTGTAGAAGTGCTCCTTGAAGATAAGCTTCTTGAAGATCTGCTCTATAAAGATTTGCTCTATAAAGATTGATATGGTGTTTGGTGGCATCTTCTAGGCATTCTTTATCTGATTTAAAATTTCCGGAGTAAAGAATGTTTCCATCTATGCTAAGAATTTCTGTTTTCACTTTTTTCTCCTCCTGGCCTGCCTCATCAGTGCCGCCGAAGCGGTATCCAAACATTGTCAATATCTTTACTCATTTTACAAAGCTATATTCTTCAAAATTTATTTCTTTCCTCCTCTTTTTTAAAAATGTATTTAATATGCTGTACCCATCCCCAAAAAGAATAGTAGCCGTATGGCCATAGTAATTATTATACTCCTTCAGGATTATGCTTTTCCAAAATTTAAGAACCCCATTAGCAGGAGCCTTTAAATTAATTTGAGGGGAAAAAGGGAATCTATCATAGGTATAGTAAACCCCCTCCAATCTTGTATTAAATACGTCAAACTCGTCAGGTTTGCATATATCGTCTTCCTCACAAATAACTTCTTCTCCATGATATCCAACCGAGGATATCACCAGGTGTTCATCCAGTAAAGACTCATCAACTTTAACCATGATTAATCTTTGTTGATACAGGTCAAGATTGCCGTACTGAATCGCTTGCATAGTCCTAAAAAATTGAGATACAATAGTGGGTGTTTCGCTATTTAAAAAATCTATAGGATAATATTGCGTTTCAAAAAATGATGTAAAAATAGCTTTATTTTTTTCCGTTTCAGGAACTCCCCCAAAATAGAAAACTCTATTATACAAGCTTTGCCACCACGCCATATTATATTGCCAAGACAACATAGTACAAACGCTGTAAGTTGTCTTGGCTTTCGAACAGATCGTGGTGGCCAATGTTGTAAAATCAGGATCTAAAACAGGCATACATTTTAGAGTAATTGAGTCATTTACAACATCAACAAAAATTAATTTTTGTTCCATCTCTAATCTCCTCCTGTCGGACTTGTGCCCGACATTGTCGTTTACCGCCGGATCTCTCCGGCGTTTCGGCTTATTTGAAATATAGGATTGATGATTTGATACAATCATCACAAATCTCTGAGATCATATAATCATCGTCGCCATCGTATCCTGTAACGGTAGAGGCCATGTCATCGCTATACTCTACCTCCTCTATAATAGGAGTAATGCCAAGCATCTGAGCTGCTCTCAGCCTATGGCATCCGTCGAGAGCTGCATACATTTGATAGCACTCCATCCATACGGCATGTATAATAGGCGTGCCTAATGACATCATTAGGTTTTTTACCTCGTCAAGGTGTTTGTTGTCATACTGCGTATGTACTAGGGCTATTGTCATCTCTAATCTCCTTTTCCTTAACCTTATATAGGTATTATATACCTACTCTAAATAAAAAGCAAGAGAATATTTGACTATTTTTAAAAAAAATTATAATTTATCTGGATAAGAAAGATTAAATGGATTTGTTTTGATATAGGTTTTAAAACGCTCTTCCTGGGCTTTCCACGTTGACGGAATTATTTCACAACCTGTATAATCCAATTGATAGTCATAAGCCGCAATTCGGGATGAACCAGACCCTACTCCGGGATCAAAAACAGATTTAATATGGTATCTTTTACTAAATTTTTTAAATATCCAATGATACAATTCTATTGGTTTCTGACAGGGGTGTATGGTTTTTACTCCCTGTTCGGATTCTTTATAAAAACCACACCACTGATGATGAAATATTCTTAAGCACCCATCCAGAAAGGAAGTCCAAGCCATTTCCCCGTCAGCAAAATAATTTTTTCCAGTTCCCTTGTCCCATATGATAGGAGCAACACATTTTCCAAGATAGTCCCCAAAATAATTCCCACCCCAAATAATTTGATATTTTGATACTCTTTTTAATTCGGTAAAAAATTCTTCAGGAGGAATATTATCTTGAAAGGCACTATCGTCTACTCCTTTGGCTAATATCTGATGGTGTCTCCTTTTGGCAAATCCAGTATTATCATTTTTTAACATACCAATTCCATACCAGGGATCTGCCAAAACCAAATCGAAAGCATTAGTTTCCAAGTTTTTCATAAATAGGAGATTATCAATCAAGTGAACAACATTAATCTTATTATTCAAATTTTTCTTCTCTCTTTTAGCCGATCTACAAGAGAATCCAAAGCCGCTTCCTCAGCTAGTTCCAAGGCTTTAATCCATTTCTTTTTTTCTTTACATCGCCGCCTAATTTCTCCTGCCATGGCAGATTCAGCAAACTGGCTGAGAGTTATTCTTTTGGAGTCTGAATAAGCAATAAATACTTCTAGCATGTCTTCATTTAGGCTTATCTTCTTTGTTTTCTTTATCATTTTACCATCCTAATAGAAAGCATAGGGGCTCTTATACTATTTTGAATAGATAAGAGCTTTTTTGAGGTCTTCTTTCTGTTTTTCTCTTTGTTTTCTTCTTTGCTTCTTAGAGAGATGATCTTTTGGATGTTTTCTTATAAATTCTTCGTGAGGACCTTTTTTATATTGTGGAACGTAAAATTGATGAAATACATGACCACAGTATACACAAACAAGACGTTTTCCTTTTCCTTCATCAAATCCATCTTCTTTTACCCATACATTTTTATTTTTTTCATCAAACCCCCTTCCACAAGGGCAGCTTACATTTTTGAGTATCATTTCCTATTCCTCCTTTACTTTGGATATTCTTGTTTTTTCATTTTTTGTTACTGTAAATATTCGATCTGCTTTCTCAATCATTGATGTGTTATGGGTTACCATAATTATTTGTACCCCTAATTCTTTTGTTATTTGACTAATTATCTCAGCAGCTATTGGTTGCAAATCTACACTCAGAGCAGTAAACGGTTCATCCATAATTAAAACATTATCTGTTTTTCCCATGCTCCAAGCAGCCAATCTCAAAGCAATAGCTGTTATATTCACCAGGCCTCCCCCCACAGAATCCCGGGGATCAATTTCCTTTCCGTCTTGTAGCAAAAATAGCCTAGCTTCCATTTTCCCCCTACCCGGTTCAAATTCACACTTAAAAGTATAAGTGTCTGGCCAACATGCTTCTATGGCCTCTTGAACAATATGTTCAATGTGAAAAACGAGTTTGTCTTGAGTCTCTTTAGCTACCATTTGAAAAAAAGCTTGAGCTTTATCTATACTTTTTGATCGTTCTTTTGTCTCTAGAATTATTAACTCAGTATTTTTTATGGAATTAAAAAGAACCTTTTTTTCTCCTTTGGCTTCATCTATTCTAGATTTAACTTTAGATAGCTCCATTGAAATAATTCCTATTACGGGCCTGTAGTTGCCGTTTTCTGTCTATAACTTTCCACACTTTTTTGTAAGATTTTAGGGCTTGCTTTCTTATTTTTCTCCAATTCTTACAGGTGACTTTTTTGTCTACAATTTTTGGTTTATCTTTTATCTCTACGTTCATAATTATTATCTCCTTTAGTCATCTTCCCGATCCCAATCTATTAGCTCCTCCAGGGAGGTAGATAATTTATCTATTCGAACTTCAAGCCGTTCTGCTTCCCCTTTTTTTTCTTCCAGAAGCTTTTTCAGTTCATCAATAGAATCCACTCCGAATTCTGTTTTCATACTCTTTTTGAGGTTTTCCAAAGCCCCTTCAGCCTTGGCTTTTTTATCCTTGGCTTCTTCAATTTTGTCTCTTATTTCTTCGAGTCTTCTAGCAGTCATTTACATTCCTCCATTATTTCTATAATCAAGTCTTTTGTACCCTGATCTATGTTCCCTTTTTTCAAATGATCTTCTACATTATCTCTAAAACTTAGAGATATACTACTATTGTTTTTCAATGAGGATACAAAAGCAGCAATTTGCTCCTCTCTCTCATTTGACTCCTTCAGATAGGTGTCATCAAAAATACTTTCATCATCAGGAACTGGTATTTTTTTTACTGCTTCTGCTTCAGTATCAACTAAATACACACAGGGGACATAGTCAATTTCATTAGCTTTTTGACGGATAAGACATCCGGGATTTATTATATGGCTCCCCTCTTTTTCTATGTGAAAAGATTGATGATTATCTCCAGTAAGAATCCATTTTGCTTTTGGATACCTTTTGAAAAGTTCATCAGATACAATCCCTCCGGCATCTGGATGAGGTCTGTCGGATTCTTTTTTCCACACAAGCGTATGAATGAGCTGAACAGGATCTATAATAAGGTTGTTTATATCAGACAATTCAACTTCATTCTGCTCAGTAAAACCCCATCTTATTTTTCCATTGTTCCACCACTGGACTATTTCAAAAGGGGTGTTCTTAATTTGGGTATGATATTTCAAATCATGATTCCCGGGAATGATTATTATATTGTCAAATTTAGATATTTCAGCTAAAACTAATGATAGAACTCCCCACTCAGAGGAGGTGTGAAAAACATCTCCCACTACATAAATCAAAGTAGATTCTGATTCTTTGTAGATTTTATAGAGCCAATCCAGAATCTTTTTTTGAGTTTCTATCCAATTCTTATCTCTACGACAACGTGGCAAATCAGATCGTAAGTGCCAATCAGCAGTAACTATAAATTTCATACGATCTCCCCTTTATATTTTGGCCAAGGCTGCCCACAAGTGGGGCAGATATTTGGTAGTTCTTTACTTAATTTTTCAATTGTTTCAGAAGAGATGTTTATTTCTTCTGATAGATCAGAGAATTCGTCTATAAATTTCTGTAAAATTCCTATTACCTTTATCATTACACTCTTTTTTTCAATAAAAACAATCAAATTTTTTGTAATTTTTTCTGATTCTATTAGTTTTTCTGTTTTGTATTCATTAGATATTCTAATCAGTCCTTCATAATTAGTAAAATTAAACCTAATTTTTGTAATTTTTGATTCAGTATTCTCTTTAGTTGTCTCTATTTCCTTCAATTCTTTCCATAAATTTTCAGCTTTATTTACATTATTTCTATTTTTTACTATTAATTCTTTGTTATTAAAAGAGCACACAAGATTTTCTCCACTAGAAATTATGGATTTACACTTTTCAAATTTCTCAACTCTTTTCTCAATCGATTTTAAAATGTCTTCTGCTTCGATTTTGATCTGATTTTGATTTATTATCCTTACAGCGTACTGAATATTCTGAATACCAGAAAAGATTTTTTCTAACTGGCTTTTGATAGAATCTTTCTCTTTTGTTAATTTAGTAGTTCTGATGTAAATTTCTTCTGCTTTCTTTATCCAATTAAATTTATCTTCTTTCTTTTTTAATTCCTCAAGTAGCTCAGTCTTATTTCTCAAATTCTCATTGTTCTTTCGTTTTTTTGAAGCTGCAAGAGACAAAACTCTATCTATATAATCAATTTTTACCACCGAGTTAAAAAACCTGGCCACCTCCCCAGGAGGGGAAAGTACAAGAAATGGGGGATCAAACTGAAGCTGAATATTTACATCGCTGTAATTTAATACTTTTACTATCTCAGTAGGAACTTCTCTGCCAGCAACTTCAAATTCCTTGTCGTTCAGAAAGTACTCATTTTGCCCTTTCTTTTTTAGCCGTCGAATTTTTTCTCCGGAACCCATTAAAATCTGAACTTCACAAGCCTCATCCTCTCCAATTTGATTGCAGACAAACCCATCCCCCAAGGGTCGATTCTCATACAGCCATCGAATAGCCCTAATAATTGCAGATTTTCCATGATCAGAAGTACCCCTAAAAACATTTATTCCTGGATGAAATCTTATTTCTGTACATTTGTGAGTTTGGAAATTAGAAAGATTTAATTTTTTAATCATTCTTACAAAACCCCTTATATAATTGTTCAATGTCTTCCAAATCAATAACCTTCATAGATTGTGTCTCCTCCCCCATTCGGCTATAAGAATTCCATCTGCATCTTTTTGCTTTTTTATCATATCCTCCACACCTGGAAATAGCCGCAACCCTATATCTCTTGAGGCTTTTTTTAATTGTTCCTTGGAACAAGGTTGGGGAAGTAGTTCCTTCTGCCAAGATTTTGAATCTACCATAATATAGGGAATTCCGAGCAACTCAAAAACAACAAATTCTGCTTCCATACATCGGACAGCTGCAAGGGAAGAGCGAAAACCACCCGGATTTACAAAAGGCCGTTCAATTAAAACAATAACTTTCTCTTGGCCTTTTGCAGATAAAGTTATCAAATTGCAAAATTCCTGAATATTTACACGTCCTACATTTTGTTTCTTTTTGGTATAATCTTGCTCTATACGGGATGGGGTCTGAAAAAATTCATAGGAACGATCTGAGTGAATTATTCCTATTGATCCAGTAGTTCCATTGTCTATTCCAATGTAGGTCATTTTCTACCCCTATCAAATTCCAAGGCAATTTCCTCAGTGAATACCTCAAGCCCAACAGAAGAGAAAAAAATTGAATGCTCTCTTCTCATGATGCCTGAACTTAAAAGTATCTCGACCGCTGTATCTTTTGAAGCTCCTTTTGTACGTACCAATTCTGAATAGGTATTCCAAACATTGTATAATTCCTGTTTTGTAATTCCTAAATTTTTCATCATCGATTCATTTTTCATTTTCGGGATCTCCTATCTTGAATAAAGTCAACAATTCTATATAAAAGTTCCTCAATTAAAAACCATAATTTTTTAACCAAATTCCACAAAAGAAGCCCTGTAGCTACACACACTATTAGCTCTAATGGAGTAATTCTAATTGGTTCCATATTTTTTCTTTCTATCTGGTTTTATACTATCCTCAATTGACTCCCATTTTTCTCTTACCCGAGAGTGCAACTCTTTTATTCTGGCTGAATCCTTTTCTATCCAAGATATTAATTCTTCTCTTGTTTTTGGCTCCCCAAAACTTGAGTCAAACTCAGCTTTGAGATTAGCTTTCGAGGAGATAAACTCATCAATTTCTTTTAGTTTGAGCCTTCTATTGCTTTCCCCCCGATATTCTTCTAGAATTCCTTTTTCTTCCATCCATACTTTCAAATTATTTAAGGTTTTCGGATTATTTTCCTCCCAAATAATTTGAGAAGCTTTCCCTTTGCTAATATCACCCTTTTCCGTCCATAACTCAAAAAGGAAATCGACACAGGTTCCAATATCATCTAGTCCTAGATCAAACAAAAAAGAGAAAAATATGGATCTACGTGGACGTGGGGTCTTAGATTTTTTATTGAAGGCCTTGACAATAGCTCCAATGGGTCTCCCCTTTGTTTCAATATCTCTAACGTGAGAAAGCCATAAAACAGTATGTGCATAAAAATCCATAGCCTTCCCCCCAGATCGGGTTTGTTGTTTAAAAAGAGAGTCAATTTTATCCCTTGTTTGGGAAATAATAACAAGGAGAATATTTTTTTCTTCTGTCCATTCAGCTGCTTCTGGGAAAAAATCCTGGGACAAAAACTTTGCCTTTCCCATTTTGTAACTTCCTTGATCAAAATCCTTACCTTCTTCATATTTAGAAAATCGGTTGGTTCCAATCTTTTCCTGCTCCCTAGAGGTGAGCCCATCGAGGGAATCCACCACATAAATTCCGTACTCTTTTTTCTCAAGTGAGTCTTTGAATTCTCTGTAGTGATTATATAAATCCTCCACTCGCCTGGATCGGAAACGATCCTCTTCATCAGGAGGCATAATTTCAAATCCATAAAGGTATTTCGTATCAAAACTAAATCCACTTTCACAATCGTCATATACCCATTTCAATCGATTCCCATATCGGTGATAACAGGCTGCTATTATCTCAAGCGCCAAAAAGGTTTTTCCTGAACTTTTATCTCCAACAATATTAATTATACGACCAAAAGGATACCCCTCCCCACTACCCCCACCAACTAAAATATCCATAAGAATACATCCAGTTTTGGCCCTTAAAGACTTTTTTTTCTGATTATCAGATTTTATTACTTTTTCAATCTCATTTCCGTTCAATTTTAGTTCCCTTTTACAAGGAGGGGAAAATAATTCCCCTCCTTTTCCTATAGTTCTATTTTGAGATTATTCCGCATAATCCCAACAATCATCAAAAAGATCACACTTTTCACAATCATCGAAATTATCAGCATCTTCCCCATAGTTATGCCCATGTGGGCATTTACCCTTACTGGACTTGCTCTTAGAGGTAGGTTTTTTGGAGGATTTTTCTTCCTCTTCCTCTTCCTCTTCTGGTTCTTCTTCTTTCTTAGGTTTGGGTTTGGATTTCTTTTTTGGGATAGAGGACTTCTCTTCTTCCTCTTCTTCTTCCTCTTCTTCTTCCTCTTCTTCTTCCTCTTCTTCTTCCTCTTCTTCTTCCTCTTCTTCTTCCTCTTCCTCCTCAACTTCTGTTTTGTGAGACTTTTTAGATGATTTTTCTTTTTCTTCTTCCTCCTCCTCATCATCATCGTACTCCTCTTCTTCAGGGAGCCCATGGAGAACTTTTTCCAGTTCTTCAACTGTAGGAATAATCAGAAATTGATCAAAACTTACAGCTTCATCAATGATACCCTCCTCCAACTCTTCTTCCCGTTCCACCAAAGAAAAAGCTTTAGGTTTAATGAATTCCTGTCCGTTGAATTTTTCCTGCGATCCCCGGAACTTGATCATTTTTCCGTTTTCAATATCAGCAAAATCTACAGGGGCTTTTCCATCTCCCATCTCTGTAGCTTCCTCAATCAGCTCTTTTTCAAAAAAGAAATGACTAGTTCTGAGCACTTCCAAAGAATCTTTTGCCTCTCCGTGGTCTATTATCTGGACATTGTAATACATCCTCCGGCTTGCCTTGAGTGCTTTTCCCATATCAGTATTTTTGGCTTTATAGGCAGCATTTGCTGCTTCACATATAGGGCATCTTTTTCCAAAATTCTGTTTGAGGCAAATATAATCCCCTTCACTTTCCCCGATGCTCCTATGAACCCAAATATCCAGTCCATAATCAAGATCCCCTACCTCCAAATTTCCACTGTGGACAAGAGGGTGATTTTTTGTTTTTACTTCAAACGGGATAATGTTGACTCGATTAGGGCCTTTTTTGAATTCCATGAACTTTATGGAATCCACTCCCAAGGCATCAGCTACCTTTTTCCAATCAATAATATCCGGTCTGTCAAATCCCCCTTTGTTTCTTGTGTTGTAGGATTCATCATACCGGGCTGATGAAACCCGCCGCTTTTTTGTTTTAGGCATTTTTTTCCTCCTGCCTTCTTTCCTTGTTGAGATTTCCCCTTATATCTTTACCGGCTTCATCCGATGGGGATACATACCGGTCAGGGTCAGAGTAATAATTTGAGGTCCATAGTTTTACTAAATTATCAAGCATCCGCTTCCTGTGTTCAAAAGCATTTACAGCAGCTTCATACTGATAAATTTCTTTTTTTGTTTCATTAAGTTTTGTTTGAATTTTGGTTACTCTAGGAGAGGATAAAACCAAAGATTTTACTGTCCCTTCTGTGAGTTTTACCCCTTCAGGCGGATTTTTTCTAATTTCCAATTCCAACTCAGCAGTTACCAGATTAAGACGATCATAAAGCCTGTCCCTATCCCCCTTCAAACTGGCTAATGGCTCCTCATAGGAGAGTATAAGACAAGGTTGTTCCTCACAGGCTACATCCAATTTGTATTTGTTAATTTTTACATCATCTTCAAAACTCATAAATTCCTCCCTCTCTACTATTATTATAGTTTTTACTCTCTATATTCAGATGATGACTGAATAGCACTCAGAGTAATCCCTGGAAATCCAGTATTGTAAACAGGCTCTTGAAAACACTCCATCACATTTACTGCTTGATTATTAAAAGTTTTCAGCAAAACAGCATTCATGTAACCTAAAACAGCTCTTCGGATTTTTTCTGGATCCTCTCCAGTTAATCCCCGTAATACCACGGAAATTTCTTTCCAATGAGCCCTCTTGAGTAATAATCGGCATAGATCAATAGTCTGGGAGTTGGCATCCGTTCCCAAATTTATTACCTCTCTAATTTTTTCCTCATCTTCCATTTCAATAACATTTTCTAGCAAAACAAGCGCTGTCCTAGCAGATCCGTCTGAATTTTTTGCTATTAAGTGAAGAATTTCTTTTGATAAATTTCCCTCTTCTGCTAGATGCACTTTTCTAACTAATTTATACAAATCTGACTCGATCAGTGGTTTGACTGAAATAGAGGTACATCTTGTTTTTATATCCTTGAGTAATTTTCCGGGATCGGTAGTACACAGAAAAAAATACACATGATTGGGAGTATCCTCCAAGGGTTTAAGCATAGCATTTTGCCAGTCTTTAGTTGTTTGATGTACTTCATCAATTATATATACTATAGGTTTTCCATCAGGGGAACTGTATTGATTATTATCTATAATGGTTCGGGCTGTATCAATTCCTCTATTATTCGCTGTATTTATCTCCTGAATTGACAACTCAGAAGCCCCAATAATATTGGCTGCTATTCTGGCCAAGGTAGTTTTTCCGCAACCGGATGGACCAGAAATCAAAAAAGAATGAGGTTGATCTTTTTTGTTAAGCTGCTTTTCAAGGCTTTCTACCGCTGCTTGGTTCCCAATTATATCTCCAAAGGTAGCCGGTCTGTATTTTCTGTATAAATTCATTTTTTCTTCCTTTCCTCAAAAATTCTTGTTTATATAGAGCCTCATAGGACTGCTTTTACTCTACCAAATGTATAGTTTTACCACCCATATCTAGTGGTGTCTTAAATCACCGTTATTTGGCTCAGTAAATCCTTATATAGTAGGTAGATAGGTACTACGTACCTATTACTACACTGTATATAGAGGGAAATACACTATATATAGTGGTTTATGGTGGAAAAATAATGGAAATTTGGGTCAGAGAATTCATGAGTTTTCACTATCTTGAATATTCATTCGGCAATCCTCACAATAAAACTTGAGGTCTTTCCCATCCTTTTTACAATACCAATTATCTTCTGCCATTTGAAAAACAAGATTGTTCCATTCTTTTGCCTCATATTCCTTTTTCTCTCCACACCCTCCATCACACTCAACTAAAAATCTACCCACCCCTGTAGATTTTATCATTGTTTTCCCTCCAAATACCCACAGCTTTCCATATCTGACCAACGGCCATTAATTTCACTCCTGTCTTTTTCTAATAATAAAGGGGCTATAATCCATTTCCACTCTTCTCTTACTTCCTGAGTCCCAAATCTCCAAACAATCTGATCAAGTTTTTCCTCTTCATCTGAATTTGTATTAAAAAGAATAGCATCATGAATTTCCCCCAGGGGATAACTTTTCATTCCTTCTGCTCTCAACTGCTTACTTACCTTATCCATGGTCCATAATTTTACATGAGAAGCGGGGCCCTGAACTTTGTAATTTACCACCTGAGTGAAATCGAGAGGCCCATAACATCTAAAACCAGTAACAGTATCAACATATCCTTTTTTCTCATATAATTTATAGGCCTCATTCCGCCGGTGGCCATATACTGGATATCGTTTGTTCCAATATTCATCTTCATACTCAATCATTCTATTAACAAAATCCTGTACTCCATAAATCCCATGTTTTTTTAAATGCTTTTTTGTCTCTTCTGGTAGCTGTTCCCACATCCCGTAAGCTGCATTTTCTCCTGATGATCCATAAATTGATGGGAAAACATAACCATTTTTTGAGGCCTGCCGACAGGTTTTTGCTATTGAGGGCTCCAATTTATCCCATAATCCTTGATAATACAAAATTTCGATGGCAGTATCACGGTGCATATCTTTGGAAGTGTCTCTACAATAAGACAACCAATTAGGATCCTTGTAAACACAACCAGCTATAACTACCTCAAGGGCCTTGTAATCATATTCAATAATTCTCCCATTATTGGGGATCAAAAAAGAACGGACAATTTTCATTGCCTTTTTATCCCTTTTTGGTATATTTTGAAAATTTGGAGTATCTGAAGAGGAGCGAAAAGTATCAACAGTATTTAGATTGAAATAAGGGTGAATAAATCCGTCTACAACCTCCCGTCTAAATCCATCAAGATACGTATCCACTAATTTTGCTGTTTTTCTGTACTCCAAAATACTCTTTACAAAGGGTGTACCAATAGCAGTCAGTGCCTTGTCATCCACTCCAGTTCCTTTGTACCCCAAAGTATTGTATAATAATCGATTCAATTCTGGATTGCTTGTTGGTTTAAATTTCCTCCCTGCTTTTTTTGCCTCTGGGAATTCAAAAATTTTATTGTAAAGCTCATCCTTTTTGGTAGTTAATCGATTTATATGATGATTCAATAGAGAATCTTTAACTTTTATTCCGTTTATATGAGTATTTGCCAATTCAATTCCTCCGGAAAAAAAGAAGTCAGCTGCAGCCCTTCTTTTTCCATCGAGAATTCTGCTTTGTTTCAGATACAATTTGTAGGTAAACAGAGAGTCAAGAGCATTGTAGGTTAGTAAATCTGGAAGAGGTGCTTCATCAATCCGATTGAAAGAATTTGCTGATTTAGGATCCTCCCCTGGTTTTGGTTTACTCAAAAATTGATTTATTTCGTCATCATACCCAATAACCCCAAAATTCTCATATGTCCTAAATTTTAAATTGTTTGGACGTTTATTATACTCCATATGAGCCCCAGTCATGGTATCCCAGATCCAATTATTTGGATGAGCATCAAGAATTACCCGGGACCAAATATGCTCAAACTGAGTATGATGGGCAATAAGTCCTACATCAGATTCTAAAAGATCAATCCAAGCTCTTTTCAATTTTTCTTGGGCCTTATACATAGGCCAGGCATAAGCCACTTTTCCATTAGATACAGATGTAGTCCAGATTTTATGACCTTCCCTTTGAGGTTTCCTTCCTGTGGTTTCATAGTCAAAAGCAAACTTTTTCCAGTTCTGTTTTATAAAACTAATCCATTCTATTGCTTTGTCTGGATCTGTTGTTATTACTACCTTGGAAAAATAGTCAACAATTTCTGGTCTACTACCTGATAATTCAAAAGCACTTTTTATCTGAGCTTTCCAATTTTGACAAATTACTGTATCCCTCTCATTACGGAGGATATAAGCGGGATGATTTACTGGGCATATATAAACCCCTAATTCCTGATCCGGGATTTGGGTTCCTACAAATTTGGAGAATTTAGTTCCCTTCAGCCTCCCAGTAATTCTATGACCAATTAAAGCATTTAGAGCAAATTTACCCATAGGAATTATTATGTCTGGTTGTTTGGATTTAATCAGAGAATGAAGAAACTTTTTACATTCATTGAGCTCAAAAGGAGTAGGATCCCTATTCTCCGGAGGTTGGCAGAGAAGTGCATTTGTTTTCCAGCAATCCCTCTCCAAATCGTATCCTAAATTTGAGAGAGTCTCACGAAGGAGATAACCAGATTTTCCTATAAATTGAATTCCCTTTTGGTCTTCCATCTTCCCTGGAGCTTCCCCCACAATGAGAATTCTCTTTTTTCCCTTACCTGTTGGGGGCATTTGTGGAGATTGGCAGTACCTATATAAACCACACCCATCACATCCTGAGCCTTGTTTTTTATAGTGGGGCCTGGATTTTTGCTCCCCCAGGCCTAAATCCATAAATCCTTCCATTTTTTTACTCTGACTTTATGAGGGCCATTACATGAATAAAATTATCTCCAAAAAATACTAGGGATTGAGAATCTCCTATATTTGCCACAGAAAATTTGGGGGATAATTTAAGAGACTCAAAAAGAAATCCAGCTGCCAAATCCATTTGATATTCCTCTTTAAAATCTGCTTTCCACTTAATTTTTTCTGAGTAGGATCCACTTGTTTTGCTTGAAGAGCATTCAATAAATTTACCAGACAAAACCAAATGAACTACGGAATGCCCATCAAAATCTGAAGAAAATACTGATGCTCTGGATAGTACTTCCTCCAATTCTTGTGGTAAATCAGTACCAATTTCTTGTCTGTTTTCGGAGGCCCTAAAAACTATAGTATCTATTTGAGTAAAAGGATATCTGCAAATTCCTTTTTCTGTATCTCTTTTTCTCCTAACAGAAAAACAATCCCCAGCAGTTGATCTAAAATGAATCCAGAAATCACTGAGACTGTATTCTTTCATCTCATCAAACTTTAGAATTTCCCCATGAGCCTTTTCTTCTATCCAAAACCGTTCCATATCATTTGATAGATTGAATTTGTTTACTCTTATTTTATCAGTGGAGTACATCCCATTCCTATCCACTGCTACTCCATTAAATGCTGTGTGATTCCCTGGAATTCTACACAGCTTTAGTCCATCCAGAAAATTATCAGGTAAATTTTTCCAGGTCAATTTATCCAATTTGAGTTCTGCCACCATATTTGAAATAACAGATTCTCTAAATTTCAATGTACTTTTTGCTTTTCCACTACGTAAAATCCATTGTTTATCTTCAGGATCTATTGTGATATCACTCTCCCTGAATTTAGTCAATATTTTATAAAATTCTTTAGCACTTACAGATCCAGTTAAATCTCCAGATACAATTCCTGATATATCTACAGATACACTTATTATGTCATTAAAAGTATGAATTCTCTTACCTTCAAAATAAAAAGTATCTGCCCCCTCCAACAGGCTGTTGCCTGTTTCAATACCAGGCATACACTGTTTCAATTTGTTTACTAAATCTACCCTGTTAATATTCATTTTAACAAACTCCTTATTTTAGATACACTCATGGGATTCAAAAATTGTTTATATTTATACAGAGAGGGTTTATCCAAACTCCCCCCATCGTTTACCAATTTATTCGGATAATGTTTATCTATCCATTGGTAAAATTCTACCCGGCAATAATCACTCAAACCAGTAATTCCAGGTAAAACTTCGCAATACCTAAAGTTGATAAAAATTGGAGTTAGATCAAAAACAGCTATTCCATAGATTTTTTTGCTATCCAAACCCATAAACAATAACCGATGATCCCCGTTTATCAGAAATTTTACCATAATTTCTGGATCATATAATTCAGACTCCTGTTTTAAATTTTGCCAGGTTAACATAAAATCTTTAAAAGAAGATAAACTGCAATTCCTACCTGTTAGCACAATTCCTAAAGATTCATTTAGTTCCCTTTTGCTTATTGTCAAATTGTGACGAATTTTTCTCCATTCTCCTCCCGATAATTCCCTAAAATTTTTGGGATCATATATGAATTGATAATCCAAAAATTTTCCACAGTAAAATCCTGAAAATCCAGCATAAAAAGGTTCTGAAAAATTAAATATTTCCTTTTCAAATCTAGGAATTAGTAACCATCCTTCCTGGGATCTTACCTCAAACAGGTTCGGGGTATCTACAATTTTAAATTTTCCTTTTTTCCAATACTCTGGTGAGCAATAAAAATTGGGATAAATGGAATGAGAAGTAAAGTATTTCCAAAAATTAACTTCACTCATTTTTTACTTTCCATCAAATGAAAGGGATCTTTTTCTTCTTTATCTTTTTTAGCTCCTCCTCCACAAGATTTCCCCGATTGATTTAACAATCTATCAATTAGTTGTTTACTAATTTGACCTGTTTTCCGACTTTTTCCCCCCATTTCATTTATCTCCTTTTACCTTGGCCAAATAGGAAATTTCATCATACAAGCAGGTAGCCAAAATTACTTTGATATTTCCTCCACTACCCTCTAAATATACATAATTTTGGCCTGGCTGGAAATAAAAAGTATAGGTGGAATCAAACAAATAAAGAGCTTTCAAATCTACAGTTCTAATTCCTATTGGATTTAACTCAAAATTTTGATTACCAAGTTCAATCTTAAATCCAGAAGACAATTCTTGAATTTCAATTCGGGCACCTGAGTAAATATCTTTTTGAACCATCACAATAGAATCAGACTCAATTTTATGAAATTCCACATGGGACAAATTATCATCCAACAGAGAAATAGCTGAATCAGATAAGGTAATTGAATAATCTTTTTTAATATCAGGATATCCCATCCAATCTCTGGATATTTGACCAAAATCCATTTTGGGTGCAGGTACAGTTTTCTTTCTTTTATATCCACCAGAATTGGACAAAAAAATTACATGGTTTTCCCTATCCAAACGTAAATGCTTGCTTTCATAATCATTGGCATAGAAACTAAAAGGCAGATCAAACTCTTGAAGAATTTTATTTTGGATTAAAATTGTGTTATCCATATTTAAAATATACACTTCGTGAAACCCTACATGGATTGAACTTTTCATTCTGCCTTGTTGAGCCAAAGCAACTGCTTGAGAAAACACTCTTTCTGTAGTAGCATCAATTGTCATAAGTTAAAAACCTCCAATATTCACTTCTAAAATCATCTTGTTTGTTAAACTTCCAAACTATTCCATTTTCATCCTGACCAGCCGGAACGATTCCTTGCCCCCAATATATAGGCCAGGCAGCATTTCCTTGCCCATTCCAAAGCATTTGTACTTCTTTTTTTAATGAGGAGGATAACCACCCTCCCTTTTTTACAACAAATTCTTCAAAATCACTCCACCTGGTTGGTAACCCATTTCTGGACTGTATGAACTTTATAGCAATTACTCCAGACCCCCAATTAAATCCTGTTTTAAAATAATCCCCAACGGAACAACAAATCCAGTCATTGTTGACAGGTACATTTCCCTGATCAAAAGTACTACAATTCAATCCTTCTTTTTGAAATTCTTTCATAAATTTTCCGAGCAGAAAAGAGGAAAGCCACTGACTATCTGCACTAAGCAAAAACATCCTTTCAAAATCGAATCCTATCTGCTTAAAATTTTCAGCTAGTCCTTTGGAATAAGCTGAATAAGAATATGAATCAAAAGTTAAGTGTTGAATTCCTGCACTCTTGATCAATCCAATATATTCCTGCACTCTGCTCTTTTCATCATTGATAAATAACATCCAGGGCTCAATTCGAGCTACTACCCGAACTCCCGCTTGAATTAAATTTTTTGCTGCTATTAACCTATCCTTAAAAGATGGAGCCCCTGGTTCTATAGCGTGAATTAATTCTTCATCTGAAGAAATCATAGTTATATGAACAGCAGCCCCTGCCGGATTTGAGGATAGAGCATCTACATATTCTGACTCTCCTACAAGTGCACTTTTAGTATTTATCATGGTGGGATAGGATGCTTTTGCTAAATATTTTAACAATTCTAGAGAAATTCCATACTTTTTTTCGGATGGAATGAAATCTTCATATCTAATTCCTAATCGTATTGGGATGCCAATTCTTATTGCATTTAATACTGAATTTTCACCAGAAGTAGGCTCTCCCCGGTGAGGAAATAACCCATCAAGTTGTCCCTTCCATACTTCAGATTTACAATGTCGAACTCCAATTTCTTTTCCATTATCAAAAAAGGAAGTGTACAAAGAATGTTTGAAATAATCTGCATAACAATATTTGCATGCAAAAGGACATCTCAATCCGTCCCAAACATCTGCATTGAGAGGCATTGGGCAACTTTGTGCTCTTAAAGATACCTCTAAAAAACTATTGATATTTTCTGTATCTAGCAATCTTTCTATTTTAACCAGCTTTTTTTGGTGAATATCAAATTGCTTATAGTTACTCTTTCTTCCTTTTTCTTTTTGATGGTAGTGATCCTTGCTAGGCAACAAAGCCAAACGGGGAATTAATTTACTTGCTTCTTTTCTATAATCCCAATAATCCAAATCTGACCTCCTTACAATAATTCCCAAAATATAGATGTTTTAATTTCTTCTGTTTTCCAGGTTATGTTTAATGTAGGTATTATATCAATTTTACTTAATTTTGTTTTTGTAATCAATATCACAGAAGCATGACCAAAATTACAAATAGCTTGTACGTAAAATCCATATTTGGATATAAATGGATTGACACATTTTTCATAATATTCTATTTCTGTTTCAACTCCATAACTTTTCAAATTACCCATTCCAAATCCATAACAGGCACTATCTGTATACAAAGCCCAATCTGTTTTAATGTGGGCAAATACAGATTCCCAGAATAAACTTTTTTTAATTGTAAAATTATTGAAATCTATAAATGGAATTATGCCCTGAAAATCTATATCAAAAATATTCTGGTTAGTGATTTCTTTGTCAGTATAATTTTCTCTCAAAATAGAAACACAAGTTGAATCTAAATCATTGAGTATTATTTTTTCAGGAAAAAGATATTTGTTAAATATTCTACCAGAAAATCCGCAACCAGCCATAACATCCATAAATGTTTTTTCTTTTAATGAAAATCCATTATTTTTCAGGTAAATACTCATTGCTTTTAGAGCCCCCATTTCTTTTCTGATATCAGAATTATGAGATTTGATAAAAAACACTTGACCTATGTTAGCTGATATTTGTTGATTTAAATTTTCCAATTTTGGAATATTCAAAACTAAATCATTATCATAAGTAATTTTTAATAAATTATTCATATCTTTTCCTTTAGATCTATGTCTTTCAATGTATAGAAATTCTTAGTAGTCCCCTCTATTATACCCAAGGCATCTTCTTTACTACCAATGTGGTCATAGGTTTTCTCCACAATCTCCTTTGAAGTCTTCCCCGCTATAAATAATTTCTTCCATTGAATTACATTGAAAGTACAAGGGTTCGGGACTGATAAACCACAACACGTATTCACAGTTTCTTGATAACCTCCAGAATTTACAAAGTCTGGACAACCCAATATTATATCATATTCAGCAGCGATATTTATCAATTTCCTCAAAATTGCTTTCCATTGAATGTCCTGATTCATATACCAGATTTTTTCAATATCCAACCCAATTCTTAGGAAGTTTTTAGCTACAAGATCATTAAAATGTAGATGGTAAGTATTATAACTTTTTATGTTATATTGTTTCAACACTTTCATAGTATCTCTAAAATTTTGAATTGTATGATAACCGGGAATAAAAGGCTCTCCGTTTACCCCCACGTTTATATTGTTTTTCATATAGGTTTGACAGTGTTTTAAACGCTCTATAGGATTAGTTGTGGTTCCATGCTCGAATAACTCCCAATCCCTTTCTAATCCTGGAGTGATTATAGGCATAACAGATACCCAATCTGGCTTTTTTTTCAATATCTCTAAATCCCGATTAACAAGCTCTGTAAATTTTGTCTGGATTACAAAAGAAAAGTTGTAGTGTAATAACAATTTTATAACTTGTTTTGTAACCTCAAATTCCTCTTCTGCTGGTTGATAAGGATCAGTTTTGTTTCCTAACCGGATTGTTTTCTTTTGTTTAATAGCCCATCCCAATGAGGTTTTTGGATTAGAGTTTTTCATTCCATTAACAATTTTTTTGTGGAATTCTTTTAAATCTAAAGGTCGTAAATCCTCCCCCCAGGTTCTATTCAAACGACGTAAATAACAGTGCTCACACTTATTGGTACAATTCCAGTAGGTATCAAGTTGAAAAGAAAGTGGACAATAATAACTATCTCCCCTAATACTCAATCCTGTTTTCAATCTTTTCATTTCAACTACCTATATTCCAAAATACTATTGGGGACTCAAATTTATTTCTATATTTTGTAACCCATTTCCATGCCTTAAGATCATAATAAGGATTGCATGCAAAAGGACATTTATTATCTACCCGATCCTTGTAATTATATCCCTCATCAATAAGCTCTAAATCTAAATCTTCACATTGTAGATTATGCCCAATAGAATTTAAATAATTCTTAACAGCTTTTTTGCTACGACTATAACCCATATGGAGATAAATTTTACCCTTAAATTTAAATTTTGTCAACCCAGAAAGCACTCCTGCAGCAATTGTCCCGGAGGATATTGAAATAATCCAGGTTCCTCTCAATAAATTTTCTGGAGTGTAATTTAACAATTCTTTTTCAGTACTTAAAACAGATTCTCTTAATTTCAATCCATTTGGCATTAGATACCCATAAGAATCCCAATTTTGAAATAGTTTGCGAGCCTGATAAAACAACACTGCACTTTTAGTAGCTGGTAACCCTACCAATCCAGCATCTAATTTATCACACATTTTTTGAAATGGTCTTAATTCTGTTTCCCCTTTCAGGATAGGGTAAAATACAGTAACCGGAATTTTCATAAGTTGACAAATATAGCTAACTCCCCACCCAGCCTTACTGTGTCGAGAATCCACAACTCCAATAGAGGTGGGAGGAAATGAGGAATTCATCAATTTTATTATATGTTGCTCTACCCCTCTAATTTTGGAAAATGAGGGCCCAGGATAAGGGCTGCACAAATCCTCTCTTTTTACCCAAATCCCATCGTGTTTTTCCCAAGGAGTGCCTGAAATTGTTATCATTTTACCCTCTATTATTATTATAGTTTTTAACGTTCATATTCCACATCCCCTACCATTCGACTATCTAAATAAGGGCGTCCAATATCTAAACACTGTAAAACACAGGCTTGAGATATCCACCGGCGTTTATCCCGCTCTTTCAAAGAGCTTACTCTCATGATATTTGCCTCATACTCTTTTTCTGTTTGATTCAAGGCTATCATTTTACTAACATGCCCTAATTTTCGTATGTCCTCTGCAATATTTTTCCCTTTGGCATCTCTATCGAGAGCTTCCCTGTTAGTTTGACTTCCAGTGATGACAGAACAATTTCTTTTTTGAGCCCACCCCCGAAGCGTTTTCCATATTAAATCTATCTCTTGTCGATTTTCCCGGTTATACCGTTCCGGGACAATAATATCTGCATAATCTATTACAATAATATCCGGTACAAAATTTTCATACACTTCCAAATTTGTTAAAGAATTTTCAATATCAGCAAGAGAAGCAGTCATAGAAGGCATTGTTTCAATTCGCAAATCTGCTCCTCTCAAACTAAGCCTCATTTTTTTCATTATTCCCTCAACAGAATTTACATCAATAGAATTAATTTTTTTCTCTTCATGCTCTATCTCCCACTTTCCTTCTTCTTCCCCTTCCACAAAATGAGGATAATTTACAGTATTTTCATATCTCCCTACCCCCTGAATCATCTGCCAGGCCCGTCTAACCACCTGTGGTTCCGTCATTTCCAATGAATAAAATATGCTTTTAAATCCCATGATAGAGGCCTGAACTGCAAAATAAAGCAACCACCAGGATTTTCCACGGCCCATAGCCCCAAGAACTGCTACAAAATCTCCACGTACGATAGGCCCCACGGTTTTTCCAAGATCCCCAGGAAAACTAAACATAATTTCATCAGTCAGGGTAAAAGCCTCTATCACTTTTGTTGAGTCTCTCAATATCTGAACGGCTTCCCCGGAGGGACGTTCAACCCGCTTAAACCCTCCAACAAGAGATTCTGCATATCTCACATCTCCCGACTCAAGCGCTACCTCTAATTTTTCACTTAATCGCTGAAGTGACCGTTTTTTAAAATATTCAATAGATTGAGACGTAGCAAAAGGTAAATTAAAAACAGATGTTTTTTCCCAGGTTTTTGAAAGATTGGTAAGAAATTCCCCAATAAGTTCCAAATCTTCCTCATCTTTTATGTTTTTCCTCTCCCGCAAATAAATTTTTTGGACTTCTCTTCCTGGGGATTCTTTTGCTATTTTGAAATAATTCCACACCCACCCTGCTACCAACTGAGAATATGTGGACTCAAATAATTCTGGATTGCCTACAAGATGAATCTGTTGGAGTAATTCTGTACTGACTATACACCAGGTCAAGACCTGTAATTCTTCATTCAGATAAATTTTCTTTGAGGTGAGCTTCATGTTTTCTCCGTGCATGCTTAATTATTTCTCTTATCATTTCAGACCGACGAGTTTCCCGGCCCTCCATAATTCTATTATAGTTTTTCATTCTGTTATCCAACACTTTTACCCACTCTTCCTCTATGGTTCCAGCTACAAAAGGATAGTAAGCAAACACTCGATCAAAAGTGCTACCAATCCGGCAAATTCTGTCTTCACATTGCATATGTATTTCAGGTTGGCTACTCAACTCCAAAAAGCAAACGGCGGTAGCTGCTGTCAAATTTAGACCTATTCCAGCCGAGCGAAAATTACCTATCAATAAATTTGTGGAGGAAGAATTCATAAATTTATCTATTCTTTTTTGCCTCTCTCCCGTGGATATACCTCCATAAATCATCACTGAATTTTTTTTAAATTTCTCATGAACATACTCCACTACTTTCCGATGAAATGCAAAGCAGATCAGCTTTTGATCTTTGTCCAAAAATTCTTGGATCCATTTAATCATCACATCTTTTTTGTACTGAAAAGCTGAATATTGAAGATCAGCCAATTCTTTATCCCGAATATTATCTGAAAAATCTGATATAGATCCAAAAACAGCTTTCTCCGCCTCTTTGTATTTTTCAATATCCTTAATTTCTAAAGGTAGTGCAATTCTAATCTTTCTTGGAAGATCCTTTGCTACCTCTTTTTTTGTGCGTCTCAACATAATTGGTTGAATGAGAGCTCTTAATTCTTCTGTGTTAGAAGCTCCGTCAAAAGTCAATCCAAAAGGGGTATATTTTGGATCACAATATCGCTGCTTAAAATTCCAGGAACTATAAAAATGCCTGTGATCCAAAATGGACAAAATTGGATAAAACCTTACTGTTTTACTATTAAAGGGAGTACCTGACATCCCCAAAACCCTGGAATTTCTCCGGGCTAATTTCATAAATGTCCGGCTCCTAAGAGATTTCATATTTCCAATAGCTTGTATTTCATCTCCAATTATAAAATCCCAAGGATTTTGTATTAACTCTAACTCCCAATCGTGGATAACATCCCAATTTATGATAAAAATTCCCTCTGGTAATTCATAAGGGGTTTTTCCGAACAAAATAATAGGTGTTCTTTCCCCCCATTTTTTCACCTCTTCCCTCCATTGGAGTTTTAGTGAGGCTTCAGTAATAATTAGCACTCTGCTAAATTCTGGATGTAATCGGAGATAGGACAAGGACTGGACAGTTTTTCCCAGACCCATGTCATCAGCCAGTAACCCTTTTCCTTGTAAGTAATCAATAAACTGAACCCCCTCAACTTGATATGTTCTAAGAGGTTCAGAAATTTCCTTTGGAATGATTTTTCCTTTCCAAGGGGGCACCCAATTTTTGTTATAACCAACAGGGAGCAGAAAGCCAAATCGTTTAAGTAGTTCTCTGTTTTGAATTGTATCTGGGGCATACCAATTTTTGCTACCATCCCAGTACACTCCCGGAACTGACTCAACCTGGCTCTTAATTTTAAAAAATATTTTTGAGTCCATACATTTCCACTGGATTATTAATTCTGTAGTTTCTGCCTGTAAAGAGACTGTTTTCACAACTGGAGTATAATAACTCATCTTTTTCCCCTCAAACCTGAAATTTGTAAGGGCTTGTATACTCTCGTAAATCCTAAATCATTTCTAATTTCCTTTGCTTCAGTTTCACTAAATTCTGCGGGATCTTTATCATTTCCCCACTGAATTAACTCAACTTTGGTACCTAATGAGGCCAACCTGGAAGCTAATTTTTTTACTTTCCTTTGAGTAAAAGGTTCAGGGTCAAACAGAATAAAAAGTTTATCAAAACTACTCAATAACTTAATTTGATATTCTGTTAGAGCTGTACCAAAACTACAAACGAACCCCGGGCCCATTCGCCACTGATCAAAAGGCCCCTCAACTAATCCACCCAACGAAGAAATACATTCATCAAATCCATATAATAGTCTTTTGTAGTGAATTATGCTTTCCTCCGGAGACAAACCTTTGTAACGAAGGGGGTTTTCTCCTGTAATGTCCCGTCCAAGATAAGAGACTAATTTTCCGTGGGAGAAAACAGGGATTATAATTCTGTTTTTAAACCCAGCGGATGCCCAATTTGTTCCTGATATATGATACAACTGCTCAATTTTCTGAGGGGAAAATCCCCTAGATCTCAAATATTCTCTATGTTTTTTTCCTAATTTCTCTCCAGGTAACTCAATGGAGGAAACAGATTTTATCTTTTTATTGAGGATTTTTAATTGGAGAAAACGACCTGTGTACTGCCATTTTATTCTTTCCGCTTCCTCATATTTCACTCCTAACAAAAAATGAATTATTTTATCAAGAGGGTGCCCACCACATTTCCAACAATGATAATATCCTTCCTGAAGATTGAATCCCCCATGATAATTATCATCTTTACACCCTGGATAGGGGCAATTAATATTGACCCATCCATGGGAGGAATGGGGTCCAGAATCTGTATAATCAATATGAAAATCGTTTAAAAATTGATAAGCATCAAAACTCATAATTAAGATATCCGTCCATGATTACTTCCGTTCCAACTTGTAGTTAGTAAATTGGAGCTCACTCCTCTTCCTCTTTTAATTTTCCTGAACATACATCTGCCATCATCATAGCCCAAGCCCCTACATCAGCAGCTTCAAAAATAGCTTCTTTGAAATCTTGATGATTTATTGCTATTTCCAATTCTTTCAACTCCTCTTTTAACCCACTCAAAAGATCATCAAAATTAAGATTACTCCAATGAACTTTATGATCATTAAGGCTCAATTTAAATTCTATTACCTTCATAAAATTTTCAAGGGAAGGACGGGGAGTCAATTGTTGTATCATAGAATTTTTACTAAGTAGTGGCTGAGAGGACTGCCTCAAATAAATGGATAACATCCTTTCTCCATCTCTTGTCAAATACACTCCTGACCAATTCAAACCAGGTTTCCCAATTAAATGTTTTGACCATAAGCTATTCAAAATATTATATATACAACCCGTTGAACAGTCCATTTCTTTCATTAAAATATGAGTCAACCTCCCATTACCCAAATAGTGATTCTGATTGATTTTTATTATTTCCATTACTTTCATTTGATTTTCCATTCTCATTTTTTCCATTCTCCCTATTCAAAATTCCATGATTTTTACCCCCGCAAGAGCAACTGCATTTTTTACCTTTGGCATACCAACAACGGGGCCCACATTTATGATGACGTTTTTCTTGAAGTTCATTTATTTCAATCAAAGGAATAAATTTCATAGTATTTCCTGTTAATTATTATAGTTTTTTCTGACGTTTAGATATTATCTGTTTTATGGCTAATTGAATTGTAGCCTCATAGGAGGAATCTCCAGCTCTATTACCTCTCAGAATTTCCCACTCAATTTCTGCTCTCAGTTCCTGAACCTCTTTTTTCTCCTCCTCAGTCAAATCCTCAAATGTAGGGCCATTCTTTTTTGCTTTTTTCACAGGAGTTCTTTCAGCTTTAAACTCAAACTTTACCCCAAATTCTTTCCAGCACCACTCTTCAAACCTCTCCCATCCCCCGGCATCTGGAGCTATAGCACAAGGGCTAAGGCTTTTCCACTCCACAAAAAATTCATTTACCCGATCAAAAAATAGTTCCTCACTACCAAATTGGGGGGTCCAGTTATCTGCTGGATTTTTTGTAGATAAAAATTTCTTTTTGGCTCTATACCAATTCTGAATATATTTCAGGGATCTCCACCAATTTTCAAGATCCCCAGTACTCCACCCCTCTCTAAATTTTTCAAGACACTCTTCCACAGACTTTATATTTCTAAGATCAATCTGAGATTTGAAATTTTCTATATTTTTTTCTTTTACCCGTTCCTGTACCTGTTCTGGCCGGTGAGCAAGACAGTATAAAAACCAGGATTTTCCGGTGTGGGGGTTATACAAAAAATTGGCGAAATCATGTGTAAGGGTTTTTTTATTTACTGGCCAATAAGGTTCTTCAAAAAGGCGGCTATACCTGGCCACCGCCCGGCCAATTATGTTTCTAATGGAGTCTATCCCCATAGAATGCAAATCTACTCCATCTATTTTTTGGGAAGACCACCATTTTTTGTCCCATGTATGTTTTGAAATAAATTTACCTGATCTTATTTCCTGGAGATAAATTAAAGCTTTCTGAAGAGTTTTTGTAATTTCTCCTCTTTGGGTAGGTAATTGGTTTGTAAAGGAATTTCTTTGGAAAGCATACTCTATAATTTCATGAAAGGGATTATCCTCCCAAGATGAAATTTTTTCATCAATATCAGGGACTTCACTGAGAAGTCCCTTAGTATTAACGTTAGTTAATACGAATTTAGTTACTTTTATAATAGGATAGGAAATCGGTTTCCTATGGTTTTGTTCAATGGGGGAAATCTTTTCCTCTATTTTTTCAGGAATTTCTTTAAAAATTACAGGGGAAATCTTTTCCTCTGATTTTGATGTTTTTCCATATTTTTCATCGTATTCCATCATGAGTTCTTTGAGTACTTTTTCACTGAATTGATAGTAATTCTTTGTTGAAGCATCCAATTTATGAATTGTTACGATTTTTGCAGCTTTCAAATTAGCTACATATGTCCTGACTGATCGGGGGGTGAATCCTACAAATTCTGCTAATTTTTTTTCTGGGTAAAAAAAATAGAACTCATCATCTTTGTATACCAATTTTTGGTTTTGTTTTAGTTGCTGATATCGGTCAAAAAGCTCTCCCAAAACAAGAGCTGTTCCTACTCCAAATTTTTTCCATACAGGGACACTGAATAGTCTATATTGGTCTGATGTAATGGGATTAGGCATCTTCATAATCATCTCCAGATAGTAAAGTATCAAGTTTTTCTACGTTTACCCATATCTTTTCAGCTTTTTGATCCCAGGTTAGTAATTTTTTATTGACAAGATTCTTGATGAGGAAAATTACTTTTTCTTCTGAGATACCAATTCTGATGGATAGAATTTTCTGGATAGGGGTTTCCTTCATGGTTTCATTGGGGTTGCTTAATTCAGTCATTATGAGGGCTGCTTCAGCCCCAACTTCCTGAGTTAGTTTTTTGTTAAGTATCCAGTTTCCACAAGGGCTGATAGCATTTATTAGATAGGACATAAAAAAGCCTCCAATTGAAAAGCTCCACAACAGAAGGATAAATTCATTATTCTGGGGGACAGAAAGAAGAATCCAGACCAAAGACTGTTGTGGGGCCATCCCATTGGAGGCCATTTTTTAGTTTGGATTTCTTCTCCCCTCCTGTTTTTAGTCCCCCTGACTTTTCTTGATTAGTATAATCCCGCTATTTCTAAAAGTCTATAATTTTTTTTAAAAATAGTCAAATATTCTCTTGCTTTTTATTTAGAGTAGGTATATAATACCTATATAAGGTTAAGGAAAAGGAGATTAGAGATGACATTAGTTATTTTAGAAGACAATTGTAACGGATACGGCCAGGAATTTGTGGCGTATGTTGGAAAAAACCATCCGGAAATTCGCGTCGATTTTAGATCTCACACAAGCGGAGTCGGCGGCGGTTTGTTTGATGATGACGGCAACAAGCTGGATACACCTGATCTGTGGAGTGAGTTTTGTAGACAGTAAGTAATAGCCGAAACGCCGGATAACCGGCGTCTGCCGTGAATGGCCGCACGGCATTGATAAGGCAGGCCAGAAACAAATTATCTCATGGAGGTCAATTATGACCAGAGGATACTACGGGGAATTAACAGGCGATGGCGCCAATGAAGGAAGGGCGATTTTGTCCCTCGCGCTTAAGAGTGGACAGTTACCGCACGAATACTGCGACGTTGACCAGAAACATCGCGGATCAGCGTTGAATTACAGTATTTACGATGTTACAAAAAACACTGTAATTGTACAGCAGAGAGAAACGGAGTGTGACAAATACGGAAATCACCCTCGAAAATCGTATTACCGTATTGATCGCAAGCGGATCAACAGCAAAACTGCTGTGGTTGAGAAACTAGACAGCTGGAAACCGCGCATTGTAAAACTCGCCAAAACAGTTGACGAGGTAGGCGACATTATTGCAGTCATCGATGGGTCTAAACAAATCAAAATCAAAACCTCTGCCAGTAGTAGCAAAATTGCTTACAAACAGGTAGCCACGGTAGGGGGAAAATTTTACTCCATCTACGACGGGGAAACAGAATATATCCCCGGGAAGCGGATGACGCAGAGAGCGGCTGATGACCACGGTGGCGGTTATTATGTTTACAGATCCATCGATAAGGCGAAGGAAGCAGTATTCCCGGATGGCTCACAATTACTGTTGGCAAAAAAAGTAATATTTAAATGCCAAGTATCTGGTCACTCGGTGGAGTACAGTAATGGGAAAACTGCGTATACCAACCTGACACCGCTTGAAGTTGTATAATCAGTCATCCACACTCAGGAGGAACCAACAGGATTGCACGCCTTTGGCCCTCCTGGTGATTTAGTTGTGCCATGGCACTGTCTCTATACAGTCAAAGGAGGAGATTAGATATGTCATACAAAATTAGGTGCGATCTTACCGACGCGCAAGAAGCGGAAATTGAAAAACTCGTAAACGCAGAGGAGTACTACGATAGAGAGACGTTCCTGAAGGACGCCCGACGGTGGATTGACGCTGTGTCGTCTGGGCGCATGATTTGCCGCCTTGAAAGTATTTCCCGTCCAAGCGGAAACAGGCGTTTTTCATTTTACGCCTGCACGTATAGCAAGGACTTCCGGGAATACAGGTATCTGAATTTCGTAGCCTTTCTGGGATCGTTAGGGATAAAGGTTGACAAGCTCGGTGCTGTAAGGGCCGGGTTAAGCGGCCCATTTGAGATAAATCATCGGGTTGCACTCCGGCTTCGTCAGCTCGGACTGATAGGGAAGAACGCGTCGAGTGTTGTTGGCCAAAAATACATTCCTCGTATTTAGATGACGGATGCCGCTCCGGCGGCATTAAACTGCATAGCCAGCCTGAAGCCAGGCCAGGAGGAGAAAAACGATGTCATACAGATGGAAACCAAACAAGGCACAGAAAGCCGCATATGCTGAGAAAATGAGAGAAGCCGAAGAAAAATTTGATTTTATACAATCAAACGGGCCTATCAGAGAAGGGTGCTATGTCAAGTATGTAGATAAATCCACCAATGAGATAATTGAAGGATTTGTTTTATCGAGTCATTATGGAGACAAAACAGGTCAGCATACGTTCAGCGTTTGTGGAAAACTGGTAAAAGGCAGGAATCTGTATGATCGGTTATTAGAGCACCGACCAGGAGAGGAATCAAAACTTTTGAGAGACGCTCAATTAGGCAGGTATTAGATGACATATGCCGCCATAGCGGCATTAAACAACAGCGCCGATCACGAGTCCGGCAAGAGGAGAAAAGAGATGAAAAAAATTGATGGGTATTGGACTGATAAAAATAATAATAAATGGGACTGTGATAAATTCACGAAAACAGAGGCAGTAGAATTGTCTAAAACTATGATCAATTGCTCTAATTGCTGTGACTGTTCCCGCTGTTTCCGCTGTTTCCACTGTTTCCGCTGTTCCTGTTGTTTTGACTGTTCCCGCTGTTTCCGCTGTTTCCACTGTTCTGATTGTTTCCACTGTTCTGATTGTTCCCGCTGTTTAGGATATAAAGAAAATTCACCCAGCTGAGAAAACCTGAGAGGATAGAAAAATGACTGAAAAAGAAGCACAGATGGGGTCTTGCCGAGCACACATTACGGAATCAGAACGCAAATTGCGGGATCTATTCCGTGAGAATTGTAATAGTTTCCCCAAGAAACATGGCTCATGGGAAATATTTAGATTTCCTGATGAGGGAACTTTTCTCCAATGTGACTCATGGAATGGGGGGTTATCCTATAAGGTTGGTTCTGGGGAATATTCTTATTGGTTAGGGTTTGATGGAATCACTGTGTTTTATTTTGGATTGGATGGTGGTTGGCGTCATGAGGGGTCTGAGTACCAAGACAACGTTTTTGAGTTTTATTATCACAAAATGTTGGAACAAATTAGGATAGAAGAGGAGAGTAATGATGACAATAAACATTTTCGGAATTGAGGTGGTTATTGAGGCACATCGAACGAACGGAGCCAGTAGGTGTCTATATGAGGATTTGAAAAAGATGGGAGTTGATATCCTCCTGAGTGGTAATGATAATATCAAGATACCACTAATCAAGGAATATCGAAAACGAACTGGATCATATCTAAAGGAGTCAAAGGACCAGGTTGAGGAGTGGTTCGGGTGGAGGATGGATTGCATCTATGAGGCTGCTCGTAAAGATAAGAGCAAGGAGTAAAGAATGACTGAAAAAGAATCGAAAGAATTAACTATTGAGGTCTGGACGTATCTTGCGGAACATCCAGAGATACGCAGGAAATATGAATTACCGAAAATACTCTATGAAAAAATAAAAGACTTGGAGCTCAAATGCCCTCTCTGTGAGTTGTTTTTTGAGTATGCCTGTACTGGTTGCCCGCTTGCCACCACCGGGGATTGTTGTATGGATGGAGGCGTTTATCATTGTTGGTATAATGCCGAGACACCAGAAGATCGGAGCACAGCGGCTTGGGGAATCGTTAATATCGTCAAGGAGTGGAAAATATGAAGGACTATAAACTGTTTGCATTTACGGATGAAGAGAAAGAAGCCGTTTCTAAAAAAGCAAGGAATCTTGGTGTTGCTTATGGTGGCGTCTTACGCAATTGGGGTGAATTTGTATACATATACATAGAAAAAAGAATAGTAAGGACTGGAATTTATTATAAATACTTCAAAAACCATTCAAATGAATATATCTCAGTCCACGACTTTCTTGAACTTCCGGAACCAAAATCTGTATAGAAGCGTCTTGATATTCAGTTAATGGAGGAATGAAAATGACCAGAGAATGGATTGAACAGAAAATAAAAGAGGCACACAAGAATGATGTCGAGAAAAGGTTCTATGATTGCCCTGAATGCGGTGGCAGTGGTTTATTAGAAGACCCTGAAGCTCAATGTTCAGAATATCCATGTGAATGTGTATATGATTGTCCAGCATGCAACGGAACTGGTATAGATCCAAACAAAAACATTTCAGTCGATTTAATCCAGTTCATAAAAAAATGTATAGATTAAATGGAGGCGGTAAGAATTTTAGGGGAGGGCGGATAATCGAAATGGAGAGAAAAAAAGTATAATTATTATTTTATTGATAATACTAATTGTTTATGTTTTGGTATATAAATTCAAATTGTTGGGATAGCAGCCAGTATAAAGAAGTAGTAGTAGGAGGAAGAAATGGTTTTAAAGATTGGAATTTGTGGGAAAGAAGAAATTGGAACATGGAAATATTTTGAGAATATTTCAAACTTGATGATAACTTCATTCATATCAAACAAACATTATTTTGAAAAAGCAACTGGGATGCTTTGGTATGAAGGAGGCACTGGTACTGCCATCAACATGACAGAACATTTTGATAGAATGTTTGATAAATCCTGGTGTGTTGAAGATCGTCTGTATTTTTCTCTGGTGGAGTTTACTAACAATAAGGGTGATCAATTCAGGCTTGCCTGTGCGGCTGGTTCGGTTTATCTGATGAATGATAATGGGAAAACAATAGATAAATATTAAGTAGATGCTGGCTGCTATCTCTTTTAATTTTAGATTATGGGGGTTTTAAATGTTATTTGAAAATATTGAGAAGCTACAGATAAATTTGTATCTGAGTTTGGAAAAATTTTGTCGGAGAACTAGAGAATATCCAAGCAATTCAAAAAAAGTGAGAGAGGCCTGTGTTGATTTTAATCGTGAAACAAGAGAAGCAATAAGTGATTTTTGGGAACTCCCCTGTATTGAGGAGGAAATACCATGAAAATTAATAATGGGCATGAAACAATTCAGACAGGCTGTTGAAGAGGGGGCAAAGAAGGTGGAAAATATCGAACGAATTGGACCGGGACTATTTTGGTGATGAGTGGTTTTGATTAAAAAAAATACTATAGGAAAGTTTTTCCTATATAATTCTTGTGGGGGTGCTTGGGGTTTCTATCTCCTTTTCGCCAAGCCCCCCTTTTTTGTGCTATTTACTTATTTTTTATTTAGTCCTATAATATAAATATTATGGACGGACTAAGAGAAATTGAATTATCCCCTCTAGCTATAAAAAAGCTCACTCCCTACCTAGATAGTATAAAAGATATTGTCAATGGGGGGAAAAATGGGGACATAGTAAGGAATTTGGGATTAAAAGAGAGAGCTTTTGCTTGGTATTATTGCTATAATGGGGGGAATAAAAGCGATGCCTACCGCCGAGCTTATTGTAGTGTAAAAGTGAGCAGCAAAGGTAAGCTAATAGTAGATAGGGAAATATCGCAGGACTCACTTTATTGTGGTGGGGACAGACTCTACAGGAAAGCTCGTGTGCATGAGGCTATTTTAAAGATCAGAGCTGATATGGAAAGCAAAGTCCGTGAGGATGTACAGCAGTCCATTATTGATCAGCTCGTAGTTCAGGCCACTTATGATCCTCAAATGTTTGTTAATCCAGATGGATCCCCGGCGTTTTCCTCTTGGGATCAAATCCCTCCCAAATATAGATGTTGTGTAGAGGGGATAGAAACCCGCAAACACGGAAAAGAAGCTGATGTTACTACTATTTTTATTAAATTGGTCAACCGGGATCGGGCCAGGGAGCAGCTTCAAAAATTAGTTCCGGGATTATTTGCCTCAGACAGAATGGAAATTCTCTTCAAAACTCTTAACAAAGAGGGGAAAGAAGTGGGTATAGACTATGAGCACCTATCGGACAAAGCACTCAGAGCAATTATCAAGGCAAGTAGATGCCCTGAATCCTGATCCAGATATTGCTCGGATAATTCTATCTCGACGGTATCTGCTTGATTTCACCCATTACACTTTTCCAGCTTTTAAACCTGCTTGGTTTCACCAAGTTTATTATTCCATACTACAAAAATTTGCTGAAGGAAATTTAACTAAATTGATAGTTACTATGCCCCCACAGCATGGTAAAAGTGAGGGGTCATCTAGGCGTCTCCCATCCTACATGTTAGGTAAGGATCCAGAGTTGAAAATTGCTTTGTGCTCTTATTCAGCCACTTTTGCTCGTAAATTTAATCGGGTAGTGCAGCGAATTATCGACACAAAAGAATACCGGAAAATTTTTCCTATGACAAAACTCAATAGATCCAGGGTGGCTTATACAGCAGAGGGCAATTATTTGAGGAATACGGAAGAGTTTGAGATTGTGGATCATGGCGGAAGTTTTAAAGCTGTGGGTAGAGGTGGTCCACTTACAGGGGATAAAGTTGATTTTGCAGACCTTGATGATTTGTATAAAGATTATGCTGAGGGTAATAGTCCTGTGGTTCGTGCTGCAGTAATAGATTGGTACGAATCTGTGGTGACTACTCGTCTACATAATAATTCAAAACAGCTAATAGTATTTACCAGGTGGAATGCAGGGGATCTTGTGGGGTATCTCTCTGGGAAGGAAACTATTATTCCTATTGAGGATTTACGTCAGTTGGATAGCCCGGAGGAAGATGCTTGGTACAAAATTAATTTTGAGGCTATTAAAACAGGCCCCCCGAGTATTATAGATCCCAGAAAGGCTGGAGAGGCACTTTGGCCAGAGATGCACCGATTGAAGGATCTGGAAAGAGCTCGGGAAAGAGATCCTGAAAAGTTTGGGAGTTTATATCAGGGGGATCCCCGTCCACTTGAGGGGTTGTTGTATTCCCATTTTAGCACTTATACGGAAATTCCGAAGTTTAAAAAATTATCATTTTATGTAGATACTGCTGATACCGGAAAAGATTTCCTATGTGCAATTATTTATGGAGTGGGACTTGATGGAGTGGTGTATGTGCTTGAGGTGTATTACACCCAAGAACCCCAGGAGATAACAGAGCCAGAGCTTGCTCAGATTTTGATCAAATGGAAGGTTAAGGAGGGGGATGTTGAAAGTAATAATGGTGGGCGTGGATTTGCCCGAGCTGTGGATAGGTTAACTAAGGGAAAAATTGTCATTAATTGGTTTTTTCAGGGAGGAAATAAAGAATCCCGAATTTTAACAAATTCACCAGCAGTTCAGAGAAATATTTTATTTCCTATAAATTGGGTAAGCCGATGGCCAGAGTTTGCTACAGCCCTCCTTTATTTCAAGCGATTATTTCGAGCCAATGATCATGACGACGCTCCGGATTGTTTAACAGGAGTGTATGAGCATAGTGGGGTGGCTGAGTACGATCCAAAATTATTGTACAGTTGGTAATTATGAAAAAGGATGATACAAAAATAGTTAGAATTAAAGAGGGGGAGTGTTCCCAATGCATTCATAAGAATAATGTGTATGAATGTCGAAAATGTAATTTTTACTGGTCAAAGAGGAAGGAGCGTTCTGATGATACGAAATCCTGAAGAGAGAATGGATGGATGGAGGAATCTACTTAAAGGCATTGGTTCCCGGGGGGATGCTACTGAAGATACTCATTGGGGTACATATAAATTTATGAGTGATCAGGAGCTGAGTAGTCTTTATATTGGGGAGGGGCTTGGGAGGAAGATTGTGAATTCTTTTCCGGAAGATATGACACGTATGTGGATAACCATTAATGATGACGCTGATGAATATGTAAAAAAACAGCTCCAATATCTGAAGGCTCAATCTGTTTTCAATAAGGCTTTGTCTATGTCCAGGTTGTATCGTGGTTGTTTAATTTTGATGCTAGTTGATGATGGGGTAAAGGATTTGGAAAAACCGTTGGGAAAAAATATTCGTGGGGTTACAGGATTAAAGGTATATCCTGCCAGTAGAATTGAGACCGATGTTTCTGATCTTAATGAGGATCCCTCCAGTCCATATTTTGAAGATATAGAGGTATACCGAATCAGAAAACTCAGAGGTGGTTATTTAAGAGTTCACACTTCTCGATGTTTGAAAATAATGGGAGAATGGATTCCAGATGTGGAAGGGACAGCTCTTTCTTTTACTTATCGCTATTGGGGGATTTCTGCCCTTCAGCCTGTGTATGAGAGGCTCAGTAATTTTGGAGCAATGGAACAGGGAGTAACTCAGCTGACTCTTGAGTTTGCAGTGGCAGTCTATAAACTTAAAAATTTACTTGAGCTATTGGCCAATAATAATGAGAAGGCTATTTATCAGAGAATGGATATTATGGCTGCCAGTAAAAGTTTGATTAATGCTGTATTTCTGGCTGATGGGGAGGAGTTCGGAAGGAACTCGGTGTCAGTGGCTGGGCTCTCTGATCTTATTGATCGGTTTATGATGTTTTTATCAGCTGTAGCTGAAATTCCAGTTACTAGGTTGTTTGGTAGAAGTCCAGCGGGAATGAATGCTACGGGAGATTCAGATTTAGAAAATTATTATAGTAAAGTGCATGTGAAACAGGAGACTCAGCTGCGCCCCTGCTTGCAGACTCTTATAGATTTGATTGCCCAGCCCCAGGGGGGAAGCGAGAATGAGGTGACTTTCACTTTTAATCCCCTAAAAGAGCCTACTCAAAAAGAGATTGTAGACAATCGACAGACCCAGGCCAAGACCGATGAAATTTATATGAAATATGGGGTATACGCTCCCCAGGAGGTTCGGCAGAGTCGGTTTGAGAGTGGGTATAATATTGAGACGGAGATTGAGGGAGAGGGAGCAGAGAATTCCATCCAGGTAGTAAAGCAAACAGTTGATGCACTTGATGATATTCAACTTGCTCTTGATGAGGGAAAACTCTCCCCCAAAGCTGCTTTTAACCTCCTCAGAAAAATGGGGTTGGCTGGAACTACTGACTCATTCAAGTCTGAGATGGAGGGGAGAAAAGAGTATCAAAGGGAGCGGGTGGGTATACCGGAAAAAGATTCCGGTACACTTGACAGGTTAAAATAATGTCTATAAAAAACTGGGATGATTTTACCTCAGAAGGATACAAACTTACTGAAGCAGAGATGAATAAATTGGCCAAAGATATGATGAAAGAATATGATAATGCCTACAAGGATATATCTGCTCAGTTACAAAAGGTGTATAAAAAATATTTGAGTACAACAGATCCAGCAGATTATTACAATGTAATGATTGAGTTTGATCGGCTTAATAAATTACAAAGGCAGATTGAAGCGGCTTATACTGGATATTCGTTGAAGGCTGGATATCTCCTTCAGGAATCACAGAAGCTGGCTAACTCTAATAATTTTTATAGACAACAATATACCTTTACCTGGCTGGCTGACGATTTACCGGTAAAACTTTCCTATTCCATTATGAATCCCTGGCTGATGGAATGGAGTGTTTATGGGACAGAGGATGTTTGGACAGAAATATCTAAGTCTGCCAGGGAGAAAATACAAAAAACATGGGGAAGTTTGAGGGCTTATACTCCTAAAAACGGAACCCTGACAGATTTATTGGTTAATAACCGCCAGTTGGAACTTCAGAAAATAAGGCAAATTCTTTCCTCTGGATTTCAGCGGGGAGAGAGTTATACAAAAATAGCCAAGGATATTAAAAAAGTAATTGGATCCCAAGCAACTGTTGACGGAGTTACTCATTATTCTGGGGCCAAGGCATCTGCTATGAATATTGTCCGGACGGAGGGAACCAGGAACCTAAACGCCGGGAATTATTCGGCGGAAAAATGGGCTTCCAATCAGGGAGTAGATATCATTCGATTTTGGATATCTACTCTCGATACAAATACTCGGTCAGAGCATCAGGGACTTGATGGACAGGAACGGGGAATTGATGAACCTTTCACTGCTCCGGACGGGGAGGAAGCAATGTGGCCTGGGGGGTTTAGTTCTGCTGCTCAGAATGTTAATTGCCGGTGTAGTGTAGGGGAAAAAGTTTCTGGTATTGAACCCTCAGTGAGGAGGGGGAAAAATCCATCAACTGGTAAATATGAGATATTTGAGTATAAGAGTTTCCCTGAGTGGGCTAAGGATCATGGGATGAAACAAAATAAATATGGTAGATGGGTGGAATAAGGAAGGGGTACTGCTATGAAAATAAATGACAATCTGATGAAATACATCCAAGAGGAAGCTGAGCATATCCAGTTTGGGCGAGTGACTATAGAGCTTAATGAGAATACGAACCGGGTAGCAGTAGTGTCAGAAAAGAGGAAACATTTTCCCCTCAAACCGGGAGCTGAGGGAAAAGAGATGCGGATGGGATAGAAAAATGAATAACTACTATTGAAAACCCATTATTTTTCCACCATAAACCACTATATATAGTGTACTCCCCTCTATATACAGTGTAGTAATAGGTACGTAGTACCTATCTACCTACTATATAAGGATTTACTGAGCCAAATAACGGTGATTTAAGACACCACTAGATATGGGTGGTAAAACTATACCTTTGGAGGAAAAAAGATTGGGTAGGAGGACGCTATAAAGCTCAATTTATTTTGGTACTAGACTTTTTTTTGAGTTGGTACTATATTATATACAAAAGACGTGAAATCAGAAACAATTGCCAACCGAGACACGGAGGCGACCAGGTATAAATCTGGCCGCCTTTTTTATTGGGATAAGAGGTTGAAAGAATATGTTAAAAGTACGATCTGCTTCTAAGAAGTTTGCTACCAGTTTAATTTCCTCCGGGAAGATCAATACTGATGGAGCTTGGAAATTTACGGCAGCAGATGGGAATAAACTCTTGGGTAAAAACGGGGACAATTGGGAGAATTATGGCAAGTATTTTCTGGCAGAAGATACGGAAGCTGAGGAGGAAACAAAAGTCCGGTACAAATATCCGTTTGGAAAGGATGGGGAAATTTACCGGCGGGGAGTAATTGCTATTAAATCCAGAGCAGCCCAGCAGGAAGAGAATTCCATTATGGAAGCGGCTGATGCTCTTTTGGTAGCAATCAATAAAAAATTAGGGCTTGATGAAGATGATGGAGATCCTGATTCTTGCCCCACCAAGAAGAAAAAGAGTATGGATGGAATAGAGGATAGAGTTTCTCGGGTTGATTATCTTCCTTTTCCTGATGAGGAAAATTATATGTCCCAGCCGATGAAGGTAACTGAAGACGGGCTAATGAAGGGGCGGGCCATTCTTACCAATGTAGGAGTTTTTGTCTATATTTTGGAGGATGGTTCCACCCGTCGGGAACTACGCCCCCCAGAGGAAGTTTTTTCCTATGATTCTATTGAATCTCTTAAGATGCTGCCTCTTACCAATAATCATCCAAAAGAAGCTGTGACTGTGGATAATGTAAAAAAGTATCAGGTAGGTTTTGTTGGGGATTCTATCCTCCAAGATCAATATCATCTTTCTGGCCCTGTAACTATTACTGATGGAGAAGCTATTGGGGAGGTTCAGGGAGGAAAGCGGGGAATTTCTTGTGGATATAGGGCTAAGATTGAATTCAGCTCTGGGACTTGGTGTGGATCGGTTTATGATGCTATTCAACGGGATATTCGCTATAATCATGTAGCTATTGTGGATAAGGGACGGGCTGGGGATGATGCCCGATTTAAATTGGATCATCGTTTTGACGGCGTTGCCGTTGTTGATGAGAATAATAACAGGGAGAATGTTGTTATGGCTAAAATTATTATTGATGGGGTGGAGTATGAGGTGGACAAAGATATTGCCCGTCAAATTCATACCCTCAACAAGCAGGTAGAAGACCAGGCCGGTGAGATTGAAACTCTGAAGGCAGATAAAAACTCCCTTTCAGCCGAAAAAGACACACTGGCTGGAAAGCTGGATACTGCCAATGAATCTCTCAAAGACCTGGAAGGGAAAAAGTTTACAGAGGATGAGATTGACAAGAGGGTTCAGGACAGACTTGATCTTTTGGCCTCTGCGAAATTAGCGGAAGTGGAGGTCAAGGATGGGATGGAAGGGGATGAGCTTAAGAAAACTATAATTCTCAAGGCATTTCCAAAATCTGATCAGGCCAAACTTGATGGTGGTTCGGCAGAGTATTTAAATGCTCGATTTGATGGAGCTGTGGAATTCCTTCAGGAAAGAGGAGAGGCCCAGGCCCAGCAGAGAAAGGATTCATTTGATCCTCCTCTGGAAGATAAAAATCAGGTAAGCTCAGCAAAAGCCAGGCAGAATATGGCTAATGATATGGCTGATGCCTGGAAAAGGGATAAGGAGTAAAAATATGGGTGCTTATGATACTATAGATGTGGCAATTGCCGGTTTGAAACATGGGCTCAAGTCTGAGGTTGAAAGTTGGGTTGTTGGAGAGGCTAATGGCATAGAATTTGGAAGGCCTGTGTTTGGATACGATGGGGATGATAAAACCATCTACAAATTCCACAACGACAGAGCTAAACTGGTGTTTTCAGCAGATCTTATTACATTGAATTCTACAGTGGTTACTATTCAGGGAACGGCTCTGGATGCAGTAGTTTTTGATACCAATCACCTAACTACTATGAATTTGATCATAGCTGCTTTAGTAGCAGCGGGATATTCAGCAGAGTTGGATACGACCGATACAACTAATCGTACTATTTTTGTTGTGACCAAAGGTGCTACAATAGCCGCTTCCGCAGCGGTCACAGGAGGCGAATCCCAGGCGACAGTAGCTGTTACTTATGATTACAGTAATGAGCTTACTTTTGTAGGGGTTACCCTGTTTACTCAAAAAGAATATGCTGAAAATGCTATGTACAAGTATCAGGAATGTGCCAATGTAATTGTTGATGGTGGAGTTTATGGCTCTGCTGGGGAAGCTGTTGAATCCAACACCCCAGCTTATGTGCTTACCTCTGGTACTTATATAGGGCAGTTTGGGGACAGTGGGTTCACAACTTCTGCTAGATTTCGTGGGGATATAAGCGCTGCTGGTATTGTTCGGATGACTGTTGCCGGTCAGAGCGATTAGGAAAGGAGTGAGATATGGCTTCAATTGCGGAAGGATCCATGAGGTTGGATTCAAAAGAAAGTGCCTTTTTCCAGAGGCAGGTTGAGTATGTAAAGACCAGGACTTATGATACTAAATACAAAAACCTCAAAGCGGTGACCCTTATTCCGGTGAGCACTGAAGCTCCTTCCGGAGCGGTCAATATTGTCTACAGGAGTTTTTCCCAGATAGGTACAGCAAAAATTATTGCTGATTATGCCAAGGATTTTCCCCGTGTTGATATTTACGGTACTGAAGAGACCGTGAAAGTTTTTGGGATTGGGGTGTCTTATGGGTACTCCATACCGGAAATTCGGCGGGCAGCTATGGCTGGTCTTTCCCTTGAGCAGCGGAGAGCTAACACGGCTAAGAGAGCCAATGATGAGAAAGTTGATGGACTTGCTTGGGATGGGGATTCTGATTATAACATCCAGGGTCTAATTGACTATCCAGGAATTACAGAGTACACAGTTCCGGCAGGGGCTGCTTCCACTAAAACTTGGGTGACAAAGACTCCTGATGAAATTATTGCCGATATGGCTGGTATTATATCAGCAGTTTCTGAGGCTACCAATGGAAGGGAAGAGCCCAATCAGATCATACTCCCCATAGCTCAATATCGGCTCATAAAAACTACTCGGATGACAGATGGAGATTCCAGTACCATTCTCAAGTTTTTCCTGGATAACAACCCAGGAGTGAGTGTAGATTGGGTAAATGAACTTGATGAAGCTGGAGCCTCATCTACTGATAGATTTATGGCCTATACCCGGGATCCGGATCATCTGACCCTTGAAATTCCTCAGCCGTTTGAGCAGTTTGAGGCAGATAAGGACGGTATGGAGTATGTAGTGCCATGCCATTCTGAATGTGCTGGTGTTATTGTATATTACCCCACAGCTGTGGCTTATGGGGATGGGATTTAATCCCTGAAACAATCAAAACAGGAAGGAAGGAAGGAAATAAATGATTGTTGAGAATACAAAAGTGGGACTTTTGATAGTTCCTATGGTGGTCAGGAATGTAGTGGTGAAAAACATCCATCTCATTCCAGGAAATAATGAAGTTCCAGCTGGGGATTGGAGCAATTCCCGGGATCTTGTAAAAGATAAGATTGAGCTGGGAGTGGTAATTGAACATGGATCTCCTGAGATTGAAGAGTATTCAGAAGAGTGGGAGAATGAGAAAGGGAAAAAATATTCTGTTTATCGTACTCGGATAAAGAAAGTAAAAAACTTTCGGGAGATGAGCCTTAGAGATTCTGAGGATATTGTAAAAAAAACTTACAATATGGAAACTCTGCTTTCCTGGAAAAAACGGGAGTCTCGTGATTCTATCCGGCTGGCTCTTATGAATCAAATTGAGGCCGTGGAAAATTATGGGAAGGCAGGAAAGAAGGTAGGATAAAGTAAATGAGTGCCTCATCTATCCTTGATACAATTGCCCCTCAATTCTCTGAAGATTCCAGCAAAGCTGATGTAATTATATTGGCTCAGCAGCAGACAAGTGCTTCCTTTTTCGGATCCAATTATGATCTTGCTGTAGCTTATCGTGCAGCTCATATGATGACTCTTTTTTCTCGCCAGAACGGGGCCCCTGGAAATATTAGTGCTAAACGTATAGGGCCCATTACACTTCAATATACAGCTGGTGGTGGTCAGGAGAATTTATTGGCTACCTCTTACGGAAGATTTTTGACAGAGTTGATGAAGAGTCGCCAACCGCTACCTTATGTGTCTGGTACTTATGGATTGCTGGGTTTGTTATGAGTATACTTGATTATTTTTCCGTTGAGATGAATTTAACTTTTAACTCATTTCGGGAAAAAAATGTCACTGATCCATCTACTGGGAAAACAACTAAGACTGAGGTAGGGGTGGTTACCGGGGGAAAAACTTTCCTGTATCGTAATTCTCATGCGGAAAAGATTATTGAGGATAGATTTGAAACAACCTTGAACGGTATTTTGATTATGGATCCTGGTTTAGATGTAGCAGAAAAGGACAGGATTCATATTTCTGATTCAGATTATATTGTTGTTTTTTCAGATGATATTGCCTATCAGGGGGAAGTACTTCAGGTTTTCGTGAGGAAAAAAACATGAGTTCTGGGAAAAAGTCTGAGTTAATAACCTATGGGGATCCTATCAAAGGAGCTAAGAATTCCATAGGGAATGGAAATATAGCAGTAGGAATGCTTACTGCTACTCAGGCAAAATTATTAGCTCCAGTTAAAACAGGACAATTCAGGAATTCCATTCAGTGGGAAACCCCATCCAGAAGGGGTGGTATAAATGATTCCCCTGGGGAAACTACATCTGAAACTTTGGGCAGGCATCCGTCAAAAGATGAGGCTTTTGTGGGATCCTCTTTGGCTAGAGCTGTATGGTTGGAGTATGGAACCAGGAAAATGGATCCAAAACCTTCTATTCGTCCAGCTGGTTTGGTTGTAGGAAAAGCTGGAGCCACAAAGCAAGAACTTGTTACGATTGTTCAGGATTTTATCAAGCAAGCAGTTAAGAATGGTCCGAAGAGAAGGTATACAAAATGAGTGAGATTTCTGTTCTTTTGTACACTGCCTTGCGAACTGATGTAACTCTCCAGGGATTATTAGATTCTGCTATTATAGGAGGGGTAGATTTTTATTTTATTTGGAATTCTACCTTGGTTCCCTCCACAATAGCTACAGATAGTAGTAATGAGTATGAAGTAACCAGCTCCATGAAAACCATTAATTTTTACCTTTTGGAGCCGGAGGATCTTACCCTTTCATATGGGGAGCAGATATTTACCATAAATTGCAGAGGCCCAGAGGAAGAGGACGCCAAGAATATTCAGAATGCTGGGATTGATTGTTTAAATAGAAATTTATTGGGAGAGTCAGAGGGGTTTATGACTTGTTCCAAGCAGGTTGTTATTCCTCCTTCGCCTGGTGGAGATGATAATTACAACGCACCTGTAGAGGTGACAATAAAAAGCAGATAGGAGGTATGAACAATGCCTGTTCAGACTACAAAAACAGATTATATTTTCTTTCCTGATGGAGCTGTGGTGGCCGTTCAGGATGAGTCGGGGGGGAGTTGGTACGATGTCGGGGCAATTAACTCCTCTGTAACCAACACTTTGGAATATGATGAAAATCAGGTAGAAACAGCAAATGCAGGAAAAACATCCAAGCAAATTAGGAATATGAGAATGTCAGGTGGGTTTACTCTTATCAACCTTCAGGCGGAAGGTATCAACAAAATGTCTGGAGGAATGTTTTCTATTACTAATGTTGCTGGGGGTGCTATTTCTGATGTTGTGGATCTGACTGTAAGTTCAGGATGGGAGGATGGTGCTATTTATCCTCTTACCATGAATAGTACAGCAAACGGAAGTGTGAGAACCTCATCGGCCCCTGTACTTACAAGTGTCACTCTTAATCCAGATGGTACTCCAGAAACGCTTACAGCAGGGACAGATTATGTAGTGGTAGCTGATTCCCGTTCCCCCTCTGGCTGGGGAATAACTTTTATCTCAGCTAATATGAGTACAGAATCCCCAACAACTTATGATATTGAAGTTGTTTTTGGAAGCAACACCCCAGTAGCAAGAACCACTATGACTGGAGGATCCTCCACAATAATTTTAAATGCCTATGCTCTCAAAATTACTCATACAGATTCCAACGGGCTTGTGAGAGAGCTTGAGTTGTATGCAGTTAATCCAACATCTGGAGGGTTTCAGTTCAATTTCAAGGGAGCCAATGAAGACGGAGTGGAAGAAATGCCCCTTACTTTTGAGGCTATTTTGGATTCTACCAGGACTGATAAGGATCAGCTCTTCTCTTGGAGAGTTGATTCCAACGCCGCTTAATAATTTGTCCTCCCTCCTCTCTGTCTTCGGGTGGGCCCCAGCGGAGATAGGAGAGGATAGTGGATAATGTAATTATTCTGGGGTCTATTTTTTTAGGGAGGAAACTAAAAATGGCAGGAAAAGAAGTAATTTTTGATTTTGATGGTAAACGGTTCACAATTGGATTTGTGAGTAACTATGTTCAGCAGCTACATGCAAAACTGATTAATTTAACTCAGGAACTTCAGTCAGTCCCGGCAGATATGCAACAGGTTCAGGATGAAGTAATTGTAGCTTGTGCAGAGTATATGGATGGCCCCGATGGAAAAGAGGATGTTTCTTTCAAAAGCAAGGTAGCTCAGGCCCGAATCAGGATTGAAGGAAATAAAAAGGAAACTAAACTCAGAGAAAAGATGCAAACTATTACAGCTGAAATGATAAAAGTCCGGGAGGAAATTCTCAAGGAAATTCTTACCTCCAATAAATATGAGTTTGAACCTGATTTTTGGTACAAACAGATAGAGTCTATAGAGTTGGAATCTTTTCTCAGAATTTCCCTGGAGAAAGACAGTATAGGGCAAAATAAAAAAAAAGGAACAGCTCCGTAACTTTTCATCAGGATCGGTTGTGGAGTGCTTTGAATAAATACTGGCGCCCCTTATCCTGGGAGGATTTTATGAAAGGGCTTGATGTGCCAATGACCCAAGAGGCTATAAGTATATCACAAATACCTAAAAAAGAGTCACTTAGAATATGGGAGCCAAAAACTATGGGGGTGTATTAACAAATGGCTTTGAAGGTACTGGTGGGGGATCTGGTTTGGAGAATAACTGGGGACTCTACTGACTACAACAAAAAAGTTAAAGCTTCAGAGAAGTCTGGTCAGGCCTTACTCAGTACTATGACTAGAGTGGGATCTCTTGTTGGAGGGGTCCTTTTTGGTAAAAAATTAATAACCGCCGCTTCCAATGCGGAAGAAACTATAAATAAATTTAATGTTACTTTCAAGGGGATAGGAGACGCTGCAAATGCTGCAGCTTCGAATCTTTCTGATTCTTTTGGTTTGTCCTCTCAAAAATCACAGCAATTACTTTCAGATACAGCAGACCTTCTTCAGGGTTTTGGCCTTACAAAAGGCAGTTCCCTTGATTTATCTACAGCTGTAAATGAACTCGCAGTTAATTTGGCCTCATTTACCAACTATGAAGGGGGGGCTGAGGGTGCTTCAGCTGCATTGACAAAAGCTCTTTTGGGAGAGAGAGAGCAGGTAAAATCACTTGGTATTGCCTTAACAGAAACAGAACTCAAGAAATTCGCTGCTGATCAGGGACTTGTTTGGGATCAATTAGACCGCGGGCAAAAGGCTTGGATTACTTACAAGATGGCAGTAAAGCAAAGTCAAAATGCAATTGGAGATTTTGCTAGGTCTGAGGGCTCTTTTGCCAACCAAACCCGGATTATGGAAGCGAATTTACAGGATTTTATGGTTACATTAGGGCAACAATTGCTTCCGTTGGCCACGCAGATTGTAGCTAAAATTTCTGAGTTGATAAAATGGTTTGGAGGGCTTGACGATTCAGCAAAAAAGTTAATTTTGGCTATTACTGGTATTGTGACTATTGGGCCTTCAGTAATATCTGCTATTTCAGGGATAAAAGTTGCTGTAGTTGCTTTATCTGGGGCTTTATCTGGACCAGTAGGTCTTATAGTTTTACTTGGAGGGGCTACAATAGCTCTTTTGAAGTTTGCTAAGGCCAAGGCTGATGCATCCAAAACAGAAGAGTTCGAACAATTTTCTGATGATTTGAAAAAAATAGCTTCAGAAGCTAATCTTACGGCAATTCAGTTTCACGATATGATTGATATGATTGCCACTTCATTTACTGGGGTTTATACCGCTGCCGATGCAGTTGAACAGACGAAAATAGCAGCCGAGGCAATGGAAATTCCTTTTACAGCTGTGGCAAAAATAATTGAGGAACAGAATATCCTTCAGGGGGAGATGCTTGAAGCCGTAAAAGCTCAAGCTGATATTGAGAATCAGAGGGAGAAAATACTGGCAATTGCCTCCACCAGAACCCAAGATATGGCTTCCTACACAGAAAGACGTCGGGAAGAAGAAGAGAAAATTCTAGCACTTATGGAGGATCAACAGAAAATCCGGTTAAAAGGAGAAAATGATTATAAATCGATTACAGATGGGTTAAAAGGACAATTGGAAGCTATAGGGGAAACAGCTGAGGCGTATAAACAACTCAGTTTAGAATATGATAAGGGTGCTGAAAAGGCGTCAGCTGTTCAGGGAGCTCTTGATGATCTTATTGCCCAAGGGTATAAAGCAGAAAATCTTAACATTCAAACATTAATTGCTACTTATGGAGATTTGATAACCATACAAGAGGAGGCTTCAGGGTCTCTATCTGAGGAATTTAAAGAGCGACTGGCAATTCGAGCAGAGGAAGAGAATATAGAGCAATTAACTCTTCAAGCTCTTGAAGATAAAAAACAAAGAGAACAAGAATACCACGATCAATATATAGCTCATATTCAGGAAGAACTGAGTTATTATAGTATATATGCTGGATCTGTTGGTACTATATTTACAAATTTAATATCTTCTATGACTGCTGGGGATGAGGAATTAACTGCCTCCAAAAAGAAAAATTTAATGACTCTATACCGATGGCAGCAGGCAGCAAATATAGCTCAAATTGCAATTGATACGGCTTCTTCTATTGTAAGACAGTATAAAGACCTTCCAATTTATTTGGCAATTCCCGCCTCAATTATTACAGCGGCGGTGGGAATTACTCAAGCGGCGGTGGTAGCATCTACGAAACCTTCCTTTCAGGAAGGTGGTGTTGTTCCGGGAGTATCATACTCTGGAGATAATATTCCAATTTATGCCAACAGCAAAGAAATGGTTATCACCACAGAACAGCAGAAAGAACTTTTTGATATTGCCAATGGAAAATCTTCTCAAGTCACCCAAGAAAGCTCACTTGGGGGTTCTTCCGGAGTTGGAGTGGTTAATCTAACTGTTCAGATAGGGAGTGAAAAATTATACGGGCCTATACAAATAGCACTAGATAATAGATTAATCATAGTGAAGGAAAGTTCTGTGATAAAAGGCAAATGAAATGAGAGTATTATTTGATAATTTACTTAATGATGATATAACTCTTTCAGCAACTAATGAGAACACTAACTACCCAGTGGAACGGGTTTACAATAATACACTTGAATCAAAATTTAAGGCTACAAGTAATGTTTCTGTGATTACTGCTGAATTTACTGAAGATAAAATTGTGTCTTCTTTTGCCTTTGGAGAGCATAATATTGAAACAGTTACAATTACTTTTTATAATTCTTCTGATGTTTCTATTGGATCTTATGAATATGAATGGGATGATATTGTTTTTAATGCTGAATATCCTACAGGAATTGTTTATCTAAATACTCCCGTTTCGGGGGTAAGAAAAATTACTTTTGATATTATAGGTTTAACTACCCCTTTATATATTGGTGGGTTGTATACAGGGCAATATTATCAAATGCCCTATTTTTCTGTAAATCCTACAGTTTCCTTTCCGACTACCTCTGATCTTGAATCTTCTGATTATGGTGTGGGGTTTGAGCAGGATGGCGAAACCTTGGAAAAGTTCAAATGTACTTTTGATGGGGTAGAATTTGATGAATATGATGATGTGGTACTATTTTTGAAAACCATCCAAATAAACAAACCAGTTTATTTAGACAGATGGGAAGATGATTCCCGTTTTCGGGCTCTATTTTGTAGCAATACCACCTCAGCTCCTGAACTGAAAAAAGGGGAAAATGGGCTCTATTTTTCAGATTTTACTCTTGATTTTAAGGAGAGAAAATAATGGCGATAACAAAATATGAAAGCCCCAGTTCAACAACTCCTTCTTCTTTGGGGGGTGATTATAATAAACAGGTGGCTATTCAAAATGTAATTATTAAGGGGCTTAATTTTGTTTCTCTTACAAATTGGGATTCCGGGACAGATGTACCTCAAGTTGCTTCTGGTTCTGTTGTCGAATGTGATGGGGAACTCTATCTGACAAATTCAGACACAATTATTGATGCTACTTCTATCAGCAATGGGGTTGTCTATCTATTGTTCAACAATACTGATGGTTCGGAAAAATATGAATGGACAAATACTGCCCCAGCTTGGGACACAGGAAAAAACGGTTGGTATTCAACATCAGGATACCGATTTACTGGACATATTGCTACATATGATTCAACAACCCCAACTTATAGCAACAAGAGACAGATATTAAACTGGAATAATGGGTTAGAAACTACGTTTCCGATTGGTGGGTGGGTGTAATGGCCATAAATAAAATAACAGCACCAATGTTGTATTCCTCTAGCTACACTCCCAAAATTCCAAGAGATTACCAGGCCCAGAATAAAAGGCTTGAGCATGGAACCCGGGGTTTTAATAGTGTGACTTTATCTACTCCATGGAACGATCCTGATTCTGCCTATGAAACCCCGGAGGTTTTGGCCGGGTCAATTATAGAATCCAATGGAATTTTGTATCAACTTACCACAAACCAAACAATTTCTGAATCTGGGCTTTCCCCTGGACGGGTACATTTGTGTTTTAATGATGTTGATCAAGTATTTGAATTTTCTTCCACGGTTCCAGTCTACAGTAAAAAACGGCACGGTTGGTATTGTGGTAGTTATCGATTCACTGGTCATACCTATTGCTGGCGAGGCGTCGGAGATTGGGTGAAACGTTGGCACTCAGGGTTGGTTTCTGTTACCCCAGATGATCTTAACGGTTTTCATTTTAGCGGAAGATATTCTAATGGAATAAATCAATTCTGGAATTCTTCGGCTTTCTATGACAACATTTCTCCAGGAAGAACTAATGCTTTGCGTGGAATTTGTAGGTATCAAGGGAATTTATATTTAATTGATAGTCCAGCTTATGGGGTTTCAGAAAATTCTTATGTTAGAAAAATGAATGGATATTCTACTACTCAGGTTTCTGTTTTAAATTTAGGGCTTACTTATATTTTTGGTATTTGTTTCATAGATGGGAATATGGTAACGATAGGGAAATATGGCGAGAGTGGTTTTACTGTAAGAATTTATGATGGGTTTTCTACGGTAATTACTAATTCTTTCAATATTAGCATAACAGGTACTTCTACCCTAACAGGGGGTTGTTGCTTTACTGGAGATTATTTGATGGTTGGATTTGACTATAATATTGGGGTTAATGAAAGTGCACGAGTCCAAACTTATACAAAAGATACTTTTGAGCTTGTTGATGATATTCGTTTTGGTGCTTATAGAATCTATGGAATTGCATGGGATGGAGAGTATATCATTATTGTCGGGGATGATACTTCACCATTTGGAAATGTAAGAATAATGGACGGAATTTCTTCTGATGAACTTTCTTCATTTTCTGTTTATGGGACAACAGGAATCTCTTATGGAGTAGAATTTGATCCTTACGGAGGGTTGTATGTCATTGGAAACTCAGGAGCTACTGTTTATAGGATGGGGCAATATTAAATGATTGACACCCTCTTAAAATTATCATTACCTTATGATGAGACTCTTTCATTCCTCCCCCAGGGTCAAGGGGTATACCAATGCACTTTAGTTAAGCCCGCCAGTTATACTGATTATTATTCATTGTGGGATTCCTCATATATGAATCTTGTTAAAATTGTTATCAACTCTGTTAGAATAGATTCCAGTCCTTATGCTAAAAAGACAAGTTTGGCTGATTGTCTTTCTGATGAATCTTCTTTCTATTATGATATTTCTGCCTATACTCTGTATGTTCATTTTCTTTTTGATAGTCTTTCTACAACCTCTTTTTGCATTTGGGGAAAATTAACAGGGTTTTCATATAAAAAATTGCATTACATTAACGATGTTGAGTTCCAGCCTAGACTAAGAAATCCATCATCTTTTTCAAGAGAGGTAGACCCATTCGAGGTATCAAAAATGGCTTTTCAGTCTTCATCTGCGGAAATTGTAGCGTCTGACGGGGAAGAGGATGATCTCATTATAGAACCAGTTCCGGGATCTGAGGCCCAGATTGTTTTATTTGAGACAAAAGATGGAAATGAACTTGAGTTTTATACTGGAATAGTTTCATCTGATAATGTTACTCTAAAAAGATTAAAAATATCATTCACAGATAAGAGATTCTATGAAAATAATAAAATTCCGTTTTCAAAATTTAGTATAGTTGATTATCCGAATATGGATGAGGATCTAGAAGGAGAACTAATCCCAGAAGGATATGGGTTTATCAAAGGTGCTCCTTGCTCCAGGATGGATTCAGTTTCCTCTTCAGGTAGTATTTTATGGAAGTTCGCTACTGATGCCACCTCCATTTTAGAAGTACGAGGGATATTGGATGGGGAAGAAACTGTCTTGTCTACTGTGTTGGAAGATGCTGTAAACGGAGAATTTTATATTACATATTCGGACAGTGAAACTTATGAGGATATTGTTGTAGATGCAATTTTTAGGCCACAAACAAATCCAGCAGATATTTTGGCAGCTATGAAAGAAAAATATTTAGGATATGCCTATGATGCTAGTAATTACAATACAATCCAATGGGAGAGTGAAAAAGCCTATCTTGATAATGTTTATCTTTATATGAATAGTCAAAAAAAGTTTTATGAGTGGGTTGAGAATTTACAGAACGGAACTAATCGTCAGTTTGTTTATGACATTGGAGGGGATGGGCGGAGTACGATACATGTGAATTATCCCAACAGAACTGATTCCTTTTCCATTCAGCCAGAAGAAATAAAAAAAACTGAGCATGAATCCAATCGGGATTTTACTAAATATTATTCTCGTGTGGTGGTTTATTATGCTGAGAATTTTGGTCTTGATGAGTACCCATCAGTTGAAAATATTGATTATGAGGAACAGGCAGTTAGGAATTATGGTTTTGAAGAGGAAGGAAAGATTGAGAGTTTGTTGATTACTGAATCAAATGCCAATGATGCTGCAGAAATTCGGGCAGAAGATCAATCAACAGTAAGGACTCTTCATACAATCCCTCTTCATATAACAAAATTAGCTCAGCCCACCCGTGAATTATATGAAACAGGAACTGTTGATTTATCGATTCCAGCCAAGGAGCAACAGGATCCTAAAACAAAAATAAAATTTACCCCTGCTGCAATGGATATTATGGAATTTACCCCCTCTGCAACGGATATTGTAAAATTTACATATAATAAAATAGTTCCAACTAAAAAAGGACGGGCTTATTTTGGTACTATACGAGGACAGGTGATTAGTATAAAATTTGACCCGGGAGAAATGACATATAAATTGGAAATTAGGGAACGACCGGAGGTTGCGTAAATGTCTACAGAAGAAAGAAGACCAATTTTTAGCGTTATAGACTGGGGGACAATAACAGGGGTCAGCACTCCTCTTTCTTTGGCCTCAGTATTAGCCGACGGAGAGATATATTTATTCAGCAATATACCAGGATATTCAGATGAGTTAGCTTTCAAAATTGGAAACGGTTCAACGACTTTAACAAATTTACCTTGGAGAATTTTCACAACGGATAAATGCAAGGAATACAGTAACGATTTAAATGATATTGCAGTAAACAGCATCTATAATATAGATACTAATGAGGTTACATCTGCTCCCGCTTTTCCTGTTACGGGCAAATGGGCTTTCATCTATACGTTAATGCACCCCTACAGTTCACAAGCTTACCGAACGCAAATATGTTATGCGATGAATGACAACCCCGGGTATATTTATATTAGGCATAGAGCAACATCTGGTTGGACTCAATGGTATAAATTATGGACAGAGACTACAGATGGCCCAGGATCAGGTATGAATGCTGATTTATTAGATGGGGCGCATTTATCTACAAATACAAATTTAGGCACAAGCAATACTTTGGTTCCCAGCCAAAATGCGGTTAAAACTTACGTGGATAATAAAATTACCAGTGGAACTATGGATACTATTTGGACAGGAACAGCTACGAGTGGAACGCAAACGCTATCTTCTGGATATAAGTTTAGTGATTATGACACACTCCGTTTTACGTCTAAATCTACTGGAAATAATTTATCAACAACAGATATAACACTCAACAATTGGCAAGACTGTAATGGTACCATTCATAATGGCCTTACTGTTGGATTTGGTGCTTCTTATATAGTTTATATTAGGTATATTTCCGACACATCATTTTCGGTTACTTATGCATCTAACGAATGGATGTTAAAGGTTGAAGGTATAAAATTATGATAGAAAAATATTATGTTTGGGAGGGACGTAACGGAATTGAATTTGGTTCTGGGAAACCGGTTGATATTGACACAATTGAATTAGAACTAACGGATGATCAGAAAGAAAACCCTAATGACTATACATTGACAGAGGGTGCCATAGCAAAAAAAAACAGATAAAACAATAGAAGACGGAAAAGCGGCAATCGAGGCAGCTGGAAAATTGCCTAAATTAGATATGTCTTCAACAAGGAGTCTCAGGGCTGTAGTCCTAGCCCTTGTAAATGGAGAAACGCCAGACGACAATGATCTGAAAGCGCTTAAAGAAAATGAATATGCAGCTATTAAAGAAAGGAGGAAATTATGAGCGATAAGGGGTATGCCATCATGAACAACATTTTCGGGCAAAACAAGGAAAAGGGGTTTTTTATCCTGTTTTTGATCATCGTTTTATTGTGTGTCATTTTGGGATCGCTGGGGATAGTTTCAAGTGTAAAAATCGCTGGAACAAGCATTGAATTCTCGGGGAAAGAGGATTTGACAGAGATTGTTTCTGGCGCGGTTGAGGATTCCGTCGCTCCTCTAAGGGAGAATTTTGATATGTTTTATGATTTTTATGTCTGGAATGAGGAACATCTTTTGACCGAGGAAATAAAAGATTCAAATCCTGCTATAGCAGAGCACGCCAAGCTGGCACTTGCAATCCTGAAAGGGGAAAGCCCACCACTTCCGAAATAAAGGAGATTTGTAATGAACAGGCCATATTCCTTCGAGTGGATCGAAGAACAGGAACCGGCAACATTGCCGTACCGTCCCGGGGCAGCATTCACGGGGGATGATTTCGGCCTTCGTAAAGATTTTTTTGGATCGCCAATACATCCAGGAACTGACCGAGGTGGTAGCCCAGATGTACTACAACATCCTTTTGGTGGTGCTTATCTCTGGAAAATGCTCCCCAGGGGATATGCTCTTGGGTCTCTTTTGCGCATTCTCCCTGCCGACCCGGCTAAAATTGAGGTTCAGGTTGCTCATACTTATTCGTCCGAAAAGGACGATGTGGACTCCGGGTCTTGCCGGAAAGGGGCTCAACTACCTGGTATTCATGTAGGGGATATTGGGCTGGCGAAAGGGCTACATACTCACACAGATGTATTGATCCCTGCAACCATCGATAATGTTTCATGGTTGAGAGAATTTGACGCTCAGTATATCGCTGACGGGAAAATTGTTGACGAGAATTTTGTTGCCTCACATTGCGAGAAATGGGGGCTTTCATTAAGAAGCTTTACGGTCAACATGGTGAAACAGATATCGTCCTGGAATATCTCAGAGGCCGGAAGGCATTACATTGTAAGAGATGCGGTGCCAGCATATAGGATCCCTCTATTCGGGAAGGGCCCGGTTATTTTCCTTGACTCAAAATATTTTTTACAGATATAAGAGGTGTCCATGAAATCGGAAAAAATGTATAAGGGAAGGAAATTCATAGTGTTGCTTATATGTGTCCCGCTCTGGGTGGCTCTCGGGGGATCTCTTGTTTGGCTATATCACACCCATGGATCAATCCCAATGGCTTTAGGAATAGCATTTGGAACACTGACAAGTGTTTTCCCCGGTTATCTGGGGGTAAATGTTGTACAAAAAAAGATTCAGAGTGGACTACAAAACATGAAATAGAGGTGATTATGTGTCAAAACTTAAAAAGAATATTGTTTGTATTTTTATTGGGATTTTGCTTCTCGGTCTCGGGTTTTCCGGAGGGTATTTGCTACAGTCCAGAAACGTTAAACAAGGTACTGAGATTGCTCGGGAACTCAATAATTATATTGGACAGCTCAATAGAAACAATTCAGGACGAATACAGCTTGACGTTGAGCGAGCTAAATACTATGCCAAAATTTCAGAGTACAATAAACAGCTTGAAGCAAATAGACAAGAGCGATCTGAGTATATTAACCAGCTTGAGAAAAACCGACGAAAACGATCAGCTTATATTAACAAACTCGAATCAGACATTATTGAATTTACAGAACAATCAAAACAAGACAGAGAAATTAAACAGCGGCTCATTGACGATCTTGCAAAAAGCAGAGACAACCTCAAAAGAGCAGCTGAAATTTTGGCAAGAGAAGCAATTCAAGAAGGTTATTATGTGGATGGGTGGGGCAATAATAGTGACAAGTAGTGCTTACGGCATCGGTAGATTACATCAATATTCTAAGGATCACTAGAATTTTTATTTATCTCTGCTCCCCCAAGCCACTCCGAAAATGAACCCCACAAAAAAAGTAAATATTATAATCCATAAAATCATTTTTCTATTTCCTTTATAGTCAAAATATCTTCTGATTTGTGCAACAAAACAATAGCTGCTCGCTGGTTAACTTTTAATTGATCTATTTCTTGTGTTAAATTGTTATTTTTATTCATAAGTTCTTTAATTTGTGTTTTTAATCGAGTAATTTCACCTTTTGTTCGTTCATCTATTTGGTTTTCTAACCATTTCCTACGTCGAGGAATAGCTATAATATAATTAATAAAAGCTCCCAGGCAAAGGCACCCAAAAATAAAGATAGGAAAAATTACTTTAGCGTAATGAGCCCCCAAAGAAAAAATATTCATATATACTCATCCTCCATAAATCTGTGATTTAGTAGCCATTCTTTTACCCATATAGGAGAGTCCTCAAATCCTACATTCAATATATTTCCAATCTCTTCACAAAAATAAAATCTTTCCTTTTTTCTTTCAAATCTATCCACTACCCCTAGTGAATAGCAGCGTTCTCCTGAATAAATAGGGATGTTCAGAATAGAACAA